ACGCCGTTGTATGAAATGATTCGACGGTTTTCACATAACTATGTTCGAGAATTTATTGAGTCGTCACCAAGTAAAGAACTTTTGGTTAGCGAAGACTTGGCGCAAAACGTATTGCAGCGTCAATTTAATAACGGTTCTAACATGTATTTTTCGTATGCATTTTTAGATGCGGAACGTACTCGAGGTATTCCCGCAGATAAAAATGCTATAGATGAAGTACAAGATATACAGTATGATTTTTTACAAATCATTCATGAAACACTTTCTGGCAGTCCATATGCTGTGAAAGCTTACTCTGGCACACCAAAGACACTAGATAACACAATGGAGAAATTGTGGCAAGACAGTAGTCAGGCTGAGTGGATTATTAAGTGTCATCATAGCGGTTGTAACTATTGGAATGTACCTTCGCTATCTCATGATTTATTAAAGATGTTAGGACCATGGCACGAAGAAATTAGTGAAAAGATTCCCGGAGTTGTTTGTGCCAAATGCCGTAAGCACTTAAACCCTCGGTCAGGTCGGTGGGTACATGCGTATCCAGAAAGACGTTGGTCGTTTTCTGGCTATCACATTCCACAGATTATTTTGCCTATGCATTACGCCAACCCTGAAAAATGGGACATTTTGATTGGCAAATCACAAGGCCGGGCAAATACGACATTTACTACGTTCTTGAATGAAGTGTGCGGAGAAAGTTACGACGAAGGTTCTAAACTGTTGTCGGAAACAGATCTTAAAGCTGCTGCTGTATTACCGTGGCCGAACGACTGGCGGAAAGCTGCGGATCAGATCGGTGGATACGTTCGACGCGTATTAGCTGTTGATTGGGGTGGCGGTGGCGGCGCGCTTAAGGCAACTGGTGACAGCGGTAAAAGCCGCACCAGTTTCACGTCGTTAGCTGTATTGGGTTATCGTGCTGATGGCATAATTGATGTTCTGTGGGGCATGCGTTCACTTAAAACCCACGATTATTATTACGAATCACAGTTGGTTGTAGAAACTCTTAATCGGTTTCGTTGTTCTCATCTTGTGCATGATTATGGCGGCGCTGGAGCCATCCGTGAAACGTTTGTGCATCAAGCTGGTTGGCCTGCTGAGAATATTGTGCCGATTGCCTATCACACAACAGCCAAGCACAACATTATGACGTTTCATCCCGCCACTGAGTCACATCCACGCCACTGGTATTCCGTAGACAAATCACGTGCGTTGGTGTTGACGTCGCAATGTATCAAGTTTGGATTAATTCGATTTTTCCAATACGATTTTAAATCAGCAGACGATGCTGGTTTAATTCGAGATTTCTTGGCGTTGCTAGAAGAAAAAATTGATGGTCGCGGAACAACAGATCGATACGTGATTGTGCGGCATCCTAATTTACCTGACGATTTTGCACAAGCCGTTAACATCGGTTCTTGTGCGTTGTGGCATATCGCAAAACGCTGGCCAGATTTGTCCGTTACTATGAAATTTCAAATCCCTATGGATCTGGAAGAATTAGCCAAACCCCGTCGCGTCGTCGATTGGGAGGAGATCTGATTCAACGTCGTCTTCAACGTCACCCGGGTATTGATAAATTTTAGGTTCTTGGAAAAGTCGTGATATGCGGCGAAGCGACATGTCCCCCGAATTAATCTTGGGTAAGCCAAGTCCGGCATCAATACACGTTGTAATAATTTTTTGCTGAAATTGGTTTTCGTCGGCTAGTTCTGTTTTAGAGAAAGTAACTGGCAACGCTTCGCCTTTAAACCACAACACACTTTCTGCCACGTGATCAATTCCACGCTGACAGATTGATTTAAGTCTGACAGAAAAATTAGTCATTTGCAGAAAATCTGTAGGCGCAAGTCTTATAAACCAACCGTCTTTGTTTTCAACAACAAGCCATGCTTTATTTTTGTCAAACAATCGCACGCACTTTACGCCATCAATAACAGTGTGCTCTTGTGCCCAGTCTTTGTACTCGTTTGCAATTTCATCAACATCTATATTGGCTAGTAATAAAGCGTTGAAGAATTCTTTGACTTTGTTTGAGGGTGCAGCCGTTAACCATTTTCGCAACGCATCACGCCAAGGCAAAGCACGTCGAATAATGTAACGCATCAGATCTTCGGGTTTTTTGGTTTTAATCATTTCAGCAAACGCAGCATCAGTCATGTCCAACAACGCTAGCATGCCACCACTGGAGTAAGCGGCTTGTATGACAGACGGTGTTGGCGCGCAGCCGACAATGACAATATTTTTTTGTTTAACCGCTGACCACGACACCGTTTGCGTATTTTGATGCGGTTCAAAAAACCACGATACGATAGGCAAAGGCGTGGTAGACATTAGCGCGTGTCGAGATTGAATACGCAGCGCAATCAACGGATCTTCTAGCGCTATCGCATAATCTCCGCATGTAGTTTGTCCAAGGATGCTAGCGGACAATCCCCACAAGCCTGCATCGTTTGGTCTGGCTTTGCTATTGAACGTGTTGTCACTGGTACGGCATCGCGTGTAAAGCCTTTGCAATTTACCGTGCCTATTTCCAACGCACAGCATGCCTTGAATAAGTCCGGGTGCTAGTTCGTATGGCAGCACCAAAACGTCTCCCCATCCACCCGGAAAACGCACAGGCAACGTAATGATGCGATCGTATAAATGCTTTTTGCGAGATGTACCTACGTAATGCTTGTAAGGGCTACCTAATGCCTTTTCTAATTCCTTGTTATGGTTTGCAGCAATGTATCGTTCTAATTTAGGAACGAACGATTCCCATTTACGTTGCGACAAATTAAATGTGTTTAGTATTGCGTTAACAGCCATGGGTGGTTTGCGAAAGTAAGATTCACAAGCTGCCCACGCGTCCGTCGCTTTGTGTCGAGCTGCAATAAATTGTTCTTGGTAGCGCCGAATTGATTCTACCGGTAGACTTATCATAGAGGGGACGGCGCGTTTACCAAGTTCGACGAATGTGGCGTCAATAGTCATATTCCAACATGCGGCAAGTAACTCAACAAAGTCGCCATTATGTTTACAAGCTTTACAATGCTGCCAACCCACGTTATTTGTGGTATCCTGATAGGCAACCATGCTTTTGACTGCATGACAGAGCGGACAATCAACTGTGACCGGCAAAGCGTCAGCTTTGTCAAGATTTAGGAAACCGGCAACAACGTTCCAGTTGAGTTCGATATTAGGAGGGAGCACGCTATGCCTCGTAATGTAGACCACATCGCTGACAACAACGGCGTTGAATTATACCGTCTGTCGTTGACGCATACTTTGCCAGAATTTGTCAAGAAGGCAAGTCCTGAAAGTATTTATGACGTCAAAGGCGTTGCGTCTAGCAATTATGCCGATGTGATTAGTCATCAGTTTCCGTGTCACACACCGCAATGCACGTGGTTGAGCGCAGCTTTTTTCTTTGATAAGAAAGCTGAGTTTTCTGAAAAAGATCAGAAACGCATAGAGTCTCGACTTGAAAAGTTTGCAGCACATTGGGGTATCCGTTCGGAATACAGTGCTGTTAAGTCTCGTAGTAATCAATTAGAAAAGACAGCTACTGACGTATTGCCTGATTCCAGTTATGCGTGGGTATGGGTTGATGATTCTGGATCAAAAGATCGCAGGTTGCCGTTGCGCAATGCTTTAGAAGTCAAGACAGCCGCAGATTGGTTGCATCAGTATCGTGACAATTTCACATACGCTGATCGCAATCGCATGGCTGTTAAGATTCTTGAGAAGGTAGCACAGTTTGGCGCTGCCGTTAGTGACAAACTTGAGTTTCTGGAAAAGCAAGCTGGCCACGGCGTATGCAATCCAAAAGAAGTGCATGCATTGTTGCAGGACCGCATTAAGTTGGCAAACAATGACGAGCACCGCAACATTTTGCAAGCGCTGGCTGACAGCGTGCTTAATACGCCTAAGATGGTTCTGACCAGTAATCAATTGGTGAAGTTGGCCACAGTCATCGACACAACGGACCGTGCGCTTAATTTGACTAAGGGTTACGGTTCTATTCTCCAGCGCCCAGAAGATGTAATTTTTAGCGCTACGTTTACTAAGACAGCTTCTGAATTACATGAGCATGTATCGACAACGTCTGGCCGCATGTACAACAAACAAGACTTTGGTAAGGTTGCACTGGATGACCTTAAGTCTTTGTTTGGTGAAGATTTTGCTGACCGTGTGCGAAGTGGATTGGACGTGGACGCGGAAAAGCTGGCGGAAGAGATCTCAACTCTTCCGCGTCCTGACGCCGAAATGTTTGACTCCCTAATGTCAGAAGTAGGAGTCAAACCCGCAGTTGTTAAGACAGCAGGTGTTCACATGAACAAAGCTGCTGCGGCTTATTATGCTAATTTACTGACGCACTAAGCCGTTCTAGAAACCTTGAACGATTTTGATCGCGCTCTTCTGCGGATCCCGGCGGTGGCAACTTAAACAAGCGTGCAACTTGAATCATCACAAGCACGTAATTACCTTCGTCTTGTTCTAGCCATTTTGTGGCATTACGACTTGGATAAATGCTTATTTTGTTTGCGCCGTCTATTGTTGTCAAAACGGCTTTGAATTTAAGGCCGTTAAACTTAAACCACTTTTCGTGCTTGATACGTTCTTGCATTATGTTGCCTCCAGTACGTAATTAGTCACTAGCCAATCAACCTCAGCTTTTACCGCAGCATGATACGAATCAAACACGACGGGCAGACAGAAGTAATGTTCTGTTCTGCCCGTAATCTTAAACAACGGCTCAAAGTCTACCGAAAATTTACCGGCGCAATCGCCGGTTTCAATTACTTCTACTCTGGATGCACGGGCAGGCATCTCATGCCTGTGGCGATATGTTGTCGCCTGATCCACTACCTGCCGGATTGATCCGTCCGGGAGGTATCTCTTGACTGTCATCGCTGCCCTCCAATCCTTCCCATGTTTCTGTCGGCCATTCTTGGTCCACGGTGTACCGCCATTGCATTTCTTGATCGAAACATTTGCGGCAAATAACCATGGTCCACGTAGGCGTGAATTGCAGTTTGCGTCTTTCACCAGCGTTATTACAACTGTTACACGTCTTCATTTTCCTTCCTCCGCCACACAATTGCACTGGGCGTTTCGCGGATCGTCCATTCATGCCCGGGGCCAATTTCCAACATCGTAATGTGCGCAATGCTTTCTAGCTCAGTCCGATACTCACTAGGATCGGCGTGCTTTACCATATCTTTTGCTTTTTCAAGTGCTTCGTAACGGTTGTCTGCGAGCACGTCTAATACGTGCGTTTGAATTGCCGTAATCTTAACTTGATATTTCATCCTAACTGCTCCTTTGCTGCTTCCGCCATTTGCACAAGCTGATCTAATGCGTCTTCAAATTTATCGTCGTTGCTACCCGCCAACTCGACCGCTTTGTCCAGTGCTAGTGGGTATTGCTCGCTTAGCGCGGTAAGTACTTCCGCACAAAGTATCAATGCTGCTGCTTCTGGTCGTGAATACATGTCCGTCTCCCTATAAGTACTTATTTACTGTAATTTGCCTTAATGTAGTCCATCAGCAACGTCTCAACCCAGTGGACTTCTTCTAATGCTTCTATGACCGACGACGTCCAATCCACGTTTTGGACTGCGTTGGTGTCGGTCGCTAATTTTTTTAATTCCTTTTCTGTAAATGCCGTTTCGGCGACTTGCTTTAAGTCAATCTCTACAAATTGCTCGCTCATTAGCGTCCTCCGTCAGCAATACAAATTATGATTGTTGAATGAACGCTAAAGTCGGCGCACGCTAACTTATCGCCTACTTTTGCGTTTTTTACCCACGCTTGGACAGTTACCTTCGAGACGCCGTCGTTGCCGCCAAAGTGTTTTAAGACATGAGATGTATTTACCGTTGCAACGGCGTCTCGTCCAGACATGTCTTTCAACAAAAACATCTTCACGGTGATCTCCTTATAAGTACTTATGTGTTTAGTTCTTAGCTCGCCATCTATCGAGTAATCGCTGTGCGCGTTCTGTCAACGCTGCGTGTCTGACCGCAGGCAATCTGCTGTTTTCCCACGCTCCTAGTTCTTCTTCTGACGCTTCTTTGTATCGATCACTGTCGTGGATAGTTACGTACCCATCTACGGCATCTACGTTAGCAGGAGCGAATGATCCAAAATTGCTAATGTGGTAAGTCCTTGTTTTCATATGCCTGCCTACGAAAAGGCCCGGGGTAGTGTGCCCCGGGCCGTGTAACTCTCACACCAGAGTTTATTTAAACGCAAATAAGAAACGGTTGTTGTCAGAGCATCAAGACCGGTTCCTGTCTCGATTGTGTTGGTATGTCTGTCTAGCCGTTAGGATTGCCAGCGTTAAACAACAGACATCGTAGTGACGTTATGACTCGTCCGCTCTGACAGCGGGTAGAATAAAACAAGACCCCGCCCAACCAGTACGCAAAGTGTATCAGAATTCGTTACGTTCGTCTATTAGGCGATCAATCGATTCGTCGTATAAGGCTTCGTCTTCTCGTTCCAATTCGTCCATTTCATCTTCCGAATACTCAAGATAGTCATCAGGTGGATCAATCGGCTGCTCAGGTCCCATGGCATTCCTCCCATCGAGCAATTGTGGTTAAGTTAATAGGCCGGCGTTTGACGACACCGGCCTTTGGTGGTATTGCGCAGTATTGGTGCTTAAATACCTTGAGCTGTAATTCCGTTAACAACCGTTGCGCGTCGTTCAGATACTCTTCAATTAACACGGGGCCAAAGTAATCGTCATCTCCGTGAAACAAATCGATTACTTTGTCTACGCACCTCCGGATCTCTTGCAGTTCTTCGGAAGTCATATCACCCCCATTAGTCTTTTTCCCACAACTTGATGGCGTCCAGATTTACGGCACGCCTTACCTTCTTCACGTCGTCGGCCTGTTCCAACAATGTTTCCACGCTGCTGGTCAATGCCGTAGCCAACGATTTGCGGAAACTACGACTGCTCTTGATCTCGTGAGCAATCTCTTCGCTCCGCCCACCAACACGACTAAACTGTGCCCGGATTTGATCTAAAGCCGCATCCATTTGAACGCCCTGAGCGCCCAACATGGATCGGATGTGACCGAAGCCATTCAGCTTTTCCATAATGTGCTGGATGGTGCTTGTGGTGATACGCTTGCGCTCTTCCGTTTCGACAGGACAGAACCGTGTCTTGAACGTTTCTGTGGGCATCGTCAAGACTTCGGTGACCTTCTTGTCGCCATCTACGGCGTATTTCAATTCGACCGTAATGTTGTCGCCGGTAACAGTTTGGCGTACTACTTCCGCGTTCATGAATCTAACAACTTCAGTATCCATCTCGTGAGGATGGACGCGTGTGCGCTGCACCAACTGATTGGCCAGCGTCTCAAAGGCTGTTTGTAACTCCGACGTGATGTAGTCGGTTGCCGTTTGGATCGTTCTATCGATTTCCGAAGCGACACGGGAGCACTCCCGTTGGTAGATGGCAGCCGGCAATCGCACAGACGGTTTGTACGCCGTGTACACAGGATCGCTCACCGTGATGACCTGTCGCAGACTATCCGGGTAGTCGCGTAGATTGAACTGATCTCCAAGACGTTGACGGTCAAGATCAAGAATCGAATCCCACGCCGTACCATCTGCGTCGGTGTATGGCGCATTGAGGTGTGCGGTTACACGATCTGCTGCTGAATATAATTGATCTCGACGCAGAAAGAAACCGCGCTCGAACTCTTCCATGTCTTCAACGCGGATCAGTCTGACACCGCCTTCAATCGTAGTGTCGTTAGCAGCATTAGCCTTTACGATTGTGAAAGCATCTCGCCACGCATGCAAGTTTCGTCTACACGTATTCAACTCACTCAGCAACGGATGTCCTGACGTCAGCAATTTCTTGCTCACACCGAAACCTTTGCTTTCCCCGGACACTACCGAGACCATCTGGAATTTAGTTTTGGCATCGACCTGCTTTGACTGAGAGAACCAAGAACAGGCGTACGTAACTTCCTGACAGTTCAAAGCAATATTAGTAATCGTCGCCGCATGTTCGTTTGGACTAATCGTTGGCTTGGTCTCATCGAAGTTGAAATTCATTTGCTCGGATCCTGTTGTGATAGTGCTCATACGTTTCTTTCTCCAGTTCAAACTTCTTCGGTAACAAACGACACTGCCTGATCAAGAGCTGCGCGCGCTTGGTCTGTGGCTTCGTTATCATCTTCTTTGTACATAGCCCACATGACTTTGAGGGCTTCCAGTAGATCGGGTGCTGCTGCAATTAATCGAGCATTGTCAAAAGCTTCTAAAGGGTGAGCGACAATGTGGGCTACCGCGTCCCCTTCTGGATCCTTTACTGGACCAACTGCTAGTACGAATCCGTCCTTGAAATCCCAAGGTCCGGGCGTGTGCATGCATACCTCACTTAAGTAATTCAGTAATTGCTTTTACGACATTTGCTTTTGACACTTCAAACAATACTGCGGGGTCTGTAGCTATTTTTCCAATTTTTGGGTTAATCCCATAAACACTTTTGCGTCGAACGTTAGCAAAATCACAGATGCAATTAAAAAAATGTTCTGATTTGTTTTTGTGCGTCAAATGCACAAATTTAGTTTCTGGAGAACAAAACGCCAAATGACTTAACGCTGCGCCGTGAACACCAACAATAACCTTTGCTTCTCGAAATGCTTTAGCGTTTTCTATCAAATTATGATCTTCCGTACACCACAACTCAAAGCCATGCCTTCTTTTAAGAAAGGCCGCTAAATCAACTTGATTGGCGCAACGTTGAGTTAAGTTGTAATTTTTCAACCTCCCTACGAATAAGCGGCGGCGGGGTGGCTTTGTTTCCCAATGCTCGTTGGCGTACTTTTGCCACAACGCAACTGCTAGGCGTCTATTCACTACTCGCGCATCGTCTTTACCAACATCTAGTACAGAAAAGTAAGATAATTTTTTAGCATGCAAACGGTTAGTCGTACCGTATGTTGTGCTACCGTCTGGCAACACAGCAAACTTTGGATCCACGGTATAAGTACTTAAAGAGTTTCTAGGTAACCAGTTTTCTACAACTGCCCTAAGCCCTTTAAAAGCATCTAGGTTGTTTTCACACACTATTAGATCGTGTGTCTTATCTTCAAACGCTCCCCATGCGCGAGGAATGCCGTCAATCAACGTATGGTAAAAATTACAATACGTGGGTATGTAGTAACCGGCATCAATTACTACAGGATTTTCTGTTTTTATTAAATGAGCATACCGTAAGACTTTATCGTATTTTTCGTAACTCAAGTTTTGAAAATGCGTCCACAAATGGCGCGGTGATATTTCCGAGTTGCATTGCAATACCACATGTCGAGATGAATCCATTACCACATCATGTAACGTGCGTAAACCGAACGTGTATGGCTTTAAGATGTGGTCGTACATGGGGCACCATACAATGGGTGAAAGATTTAAGTCTTTCACCCATTGTACGAAATTTAATTATTCACCACGAAGACGACGACGCCCTGTAATAGGCGGTGTCGTGGTTTCTGTTGTCGCTGTGGCAGCTACCTTGAACAGCTTGCCAGTTGAGGCATCCAAGGCGCATTCCGAGGCCCACTTATCTAACTTGGTAATCTGTTTTGCCGCAGATACAGCAACAGGACGAATCCGTTGCTGCGTCTCGGACAAAGGCTCGGCCAACCTGCACGCTAGACGACAGGCAGAACGGATCTCGGCAGGAGTCCATCCCTCGTCGTTCACGATGTAGCCTTGCACAGCACGACCTAGAACATCATCAAGCGCCGTGATTTGTGCAATGTATCCGTCACGTCCAGCTTTATCTTTAACCAACAACGACATTGCAATCCTTTGAGCAAAAGCCCCAATATCTTTTCGTTTGGCTTTGTACTCCTCGATGATTCCGTCCACATCTGCTTCAAACTTGCGGGCGTTTGGCACTCCGGCGATCGTCGCAGGGAAGAAGCGCTTGAGGTAAATGTTCCATACCTCAGCCCGTTGCTTATCGTCAGGAAGTCGCACATAGAAAATAGCATCGACACGTTCGGCACGAGTAAACGCCTCGTGCATGTTGCTGATGTCATTCTCGGTGAACACCCAGAAGATTGACTCTTTGATGTCATTCATCTGGGTCAAGAACGTACCCAACATGCGGCTGCCGACACCGCCGTCACGGTCACCACCTGCGGCTGGCATGACCTTGGACACCTCGTCGATAATCACCACACACGGGGACATGGCTTTGCAGACCTGAAAGAACTTACGAGTGTTCTTCTCGGTCTCGCCCACCAAACCACCCATCAAGTTGCCGGGATTAGCTAGCAACGTAGGAATGCCAAACTCATTACCCGTTGTCTGAGCAATGAGCGATTTACCAGTGCCGGGAGGACCAACCAGCACAATACCCTTAGCTCGGGCATCCTTGTCAATAGCGTCCATCGGGTTAGGCGCCAACAACTTGCGCAGGAAACCCTTGACGCCTTCATTACCGCCAACGTCTGCATACTTGAGACGCGTGTCCAGCAACTCGACCAATCCATCTTGGTTTAGGATCTTGGCCTTGTATTGCCAGACGCTCTCAGGAGGCACTTCCTTGTGCTCCACGTAAGCCGCAGCGAAGACTCCTTCGGCCTGTAGCCGTGTCATGCCCAACGCAGCTTTGATGGCCTTGGTGACCCTCTCCGGATCAACTGTGGTCAACACCCCTACAGTGTTGTCGTAGATCTCCTTCAATTCGGCTTCGTCAGGAAGCTGGTGATTAACGGCATGGAATAAAGGAGCCACCTCTTCAGGGAGTTTGGTCCCCGGAGGACTAACAACGACAACGGCTTTTTGGAACTCCTTACCGATTGGGCAGAAGTTCTGAATGGCGGCAGACAAGCGATGGCGCTCGGCAGCTAAAGACAAGTGACCGTTCTTCAACACTAGAATTGACGGCAGAAGAGGCTGTTCTGCGCCCTCCTCTGTGCTGGTGTTGAACTTATCGTACAGGGGTCCGTCTTTAACCATCCCGTTGATCAGGTCCACAGGCGACTCTGGCCCGCCACGATTGAGCATCACCGCAGCAGCGTCATCGCCTTCAGTCTTTTTGCCGTGGAGGCCTTTGTGGGCGTCCCAGATCATAAGATTCCACTGTCGCTTACGACAAACATTGGTAATCGCAGCAATTGCGTCCTCGATCTCGTCTGTATGGACAAAGATTGCAGGCTGACAAGCATAAATAGCAGTCTTGAATTCGTTGGTCAGGCTCATGCTTTTCTCCAAAAGAAAGGGTCCCTGCAAAAACAGGGACCCGTGACGTGTAACTAATTCCTACTAATCGAACTTATATCTGCTGCTGATTCTCTGCGCGCTTCTCGAGGAAGCTGGGCTCGATGGCTTCTGCCGTGTCGTGGCCGTCAAGTGCACCTTGGCGCCGCAGGTACGGGGCCATGGCTTTGCGACAAAGATTGCCGCCGAAGCCTTGCGCTTCTTTACTGATCGATCCGTCCGCTCCGTACTTCGTAACGATGACTGGTTCCACGGTTTCTCCTTACACGCTGAGGCGTGCTTCGTTGGGTTTGGTATGCGACACGTAACTGCCGTCTGGTTGCCGAATAAATTCAATTTGATCGCCTAGTTGCTGTGCCGCAATAGCATCGGACGCCATGCGGTAGTGCATCTGCAATAGCGGCGCAATTGTCTTTTCGTCACGACCGTCTTTGCTCTGACTAAACACTGGATGACCAATCACATCGTGCAAGCCAAACCCGTTTTTCCACTCATCGTACTTAATCAAGTACGACCCTGCGTTTTCCGGGTCGGGCACGATGCCAACCTCGTACGGATCAAGCCCGTGTTTTTCTTTGATAAGCCGGGCTTGTTCTGCTGAACAAGACAATACCATGACCGCATCACTGCAATCGTGGTGCGCCCGATACGTGGCGCGGTCATGCACTTCCATCCCCATTAGTTTTGCTGCCATTCTTACGGCATTCAAGTCCGTGATTAGTGGACGACCTTTGATGCTCTTCCCAGTAACCATAAAAGACATATTGATCTCCTTAAAAATTAAACGAGGTTTGTAATCTCTGCGGCTTTTGCCGTTATGCGCGCAAAAGTTTTTGGATACTTTGTTGTAAAGAATAATGTTGCTTCTTCTTCACTGGGTTCCCACCCCAAATAACTTTTGCATGAACTGATTACGTGCCGGATACAGCGGGACAAATCGTCACCCCAGCCTTCAAAAGGGGGCATCATTACAATCAGTTTTGCGGAACTGGTGTGCACCTCCCAGTCCGTGTTCGACCATTTGCCGTTCTTTTCAAATTTTACGGCTTTGAAGACCGCTAGTTTGGCCGCTGTGCTTTCCGCCGTGTTGTAAATGCGGCCGTCGTGAAGAACGGCCCACATGCAAGCGCGATCTCGGTTCCCTTGTTTGTCATTAAACTTGTACACTGGCATAACTTCCTCCAGCCTTGATTAGGCAATGTTTATTCGTTGTGACGGGGTTAAAATTCAGTCAGTTTCGTTAAAGAAATTTGCGACATCATCATCAGTATCAGGATCAATGTCGGGACGGGTGTTACTAATAATCTCTTGTTCAAATTCTTCTATAAGCTCTGCAACTGTATCGTGGCGTACTGATAATTTTTCAACTAAGAAACTCATGACCTTACGCGTATCCCAACCCATAGCGACCATTGCGGCGGATAAGACTTCGCTTAGCGTATTGTCAGTGATAGTCACGAGGTTACTCCCTTACGTAGAAGCTGTTGTAACTTTTTAACAATTTCGTCGGTTGAACCTTGCTTTAATTTAAGCGCAGATAATTGTTCCATTAGTTCGTACAGACAAAGACGCAATGTAGTTTCTACCGCGTCTTTTTTTCCTGTCTGCACGTCGTTAACAGCTGCAAACATTTCCGGGTCATCTGTAAAATCGTATGACACGGTTTTGGCGTAATCTTTGACGGCAAGTCGCAATACATCTGGAGCCTGCACAAAACCTTGCTCGTCCAGTATGAATGCGATGTATCTGCGAATCTCAAGACAAAACAACTCATCGTCTTCGTCGGGTGGACTTAACAACAAAGCTTCCGTAATTGCCCACGCACATTCCATGGCGTCGGCAGGATCAAATTCATCGGGCTGGAAATCATCAAAGGCTAACACGTTGGCTAACTGCACAAACCTTGAAGCATTCTTAAAAAATAGATCTGTCGTTACTACCGTAATTGCAGCAAGCAATCTATCGTAATTTGCTTTTGGCAGTTTAAGAGCAAAGTCGCTTTCAATTTCTAATCGAATCGTTTCTGGATGCCACGTCAGCAGTTCTGGACCGTAGTGATCAAGCCCCATGACAAGCAAAGTTGTGGCAAACGTTTCAGGATCTGTCCAAAGTTTTTTCCACGTACTAAGTGTTTGTTGTGGAACTGTCAGGGTCGATCCCATGAGTATGCTGTCGTTCATTCTCTTGCTCCATCGCCAGAATGTATTCTTTCTTGCGATTGAATAGTTCTGTCACATTGCAAACGACAAGCGTCACAGGCGTTCGCGGTAATTCTTCTAATTTATCACCACTGGAAACTTCTAAGAACTTTTCTTCACCTGTCCAGCCAACGTATTTACCGTCACAAACCGTCAAACCAAATGTTGTCATTGCGGCTTTAGTTTCGTCTTTCCAAACATTTAAACATTTTACCAGTTGCTCTCTGTAAGTGCTTATAATTATTTCCTGATCTGCATCTGAAAACAGACCAAGATGAATAAGCCACTCCAGCAAATAAATTAAAATTTGCGTTTTGTCGTCAAGCCCTTGTTTTAACTGGTCTTGCGTCAAATGCAAAAAACGGCGGCAAAATTGCTCAAACCTTGGATGGGTTAGAGTTTTTGCCGCCGTTAATACAGTTTTAGTTGGTGTCATCAGAATTTACGTGTTACCGGTACGTCGATGCGATAACGACTTGGCTGCCTGTCAGGATGAGTTGGTGGCAGTTCTGTATTGTTCATGTCAAGCACTATGCCCTGTGCGTTGACAGGATATGGCCCAATAACGTTGCCGTTAATATGTGTAAGCCCCATATGCGCTACGGAGGCAAGCGCAAAGTGCTTAGCCTCGTTACCTGACAACTCTTCCATAGCTTCTGCAAACTTTCCAATGCCATGATCACTCTCGACCACTACCGTACCACGCGACATGTCTGGGGTGTAGGACGTAGCGTTTTCAATAATCTTAAACACAATTACTCCAATACATAAGAAAAAGGTTGGACTTGTCGCACCGAAAATATGATAAGTTCCCCAGATAAATTGTCAAGCACGGTACTGCGTTTGAGCGCAATACCGGGCTTGAAATCAATTTATCTGGGGAAACTCATTTTATTGTCTGCGGCGGTATAGAGCGCCACGCAAGTGTAGCGTGGTGCCCAGAGCGATGATCTCAAGCAAGTGGACTAATTGTCCACAGCCTTGTTGCACTAGGCCATAGCCTAGTGCATAGATGATTAGCATCGTAAACCAAATCCCAAATCCGCTGACTGGGACTTGTTCTACATCCGGCCCAAAATTTACGTTTATCGGGGCCGGGGTGTAGTTATACACCACCGACGGAGTTGTCGGTGGTGTTGCGACGATAATATCGTCATGAACTGGTGGCTTCTGTGCCACCGCTTTTGTCGGCTCCTCGATTAGATCGAGGAAGTTGAAACTCCTGCGAGGCACAATCGCCATAGGTCCTCCTTGCTCATCTCGTTATAAATAAACGGGATGCAAAGAATATGACGCGTTTTTGCCTTGGATTTAGGCTGTTAAAATACCAGCGTAAGGATTTTACCGTCGCCAGAACGGTATGTAATTCTTAACTCTTTCGTGTTGAGCATTTCCTTAAGTTTACGTTTACGCTCACTGTCCAATCCTGCCACAGATTTTTTAGCTGCTGCAAAAACATTCGCTGTTTTATTTCGGTTGCATCCACCGCAACCACCACGAGGAACGGCTCTTAATTGCTGCAAGAATGGAAACTCTTGTACAAACGCATCATTAGCAGCCATAGAGGCTAAAGTGCTGTCTTCTATAACAACCATTTTTTTGCGGTTATCTGTAGACATACCACACCTCACGAGTTAGAGAATGAATCTGATAGGGACTGTGACGGATTTGGTGCCGACGCATCACCTACAGTAACTTCTTCCACCAAAGACAATACATCTAATTTTTTACTGGCCGTGATTAGCGCTTGAGTCATTGCTACGATTCGTGTCCATGCGTCATTCGCTAACGTGATAGAGGGAAAATCAAGTTCAAGCATATTACTGCGGAAAAACGGATATGTTGAGTTTTCGTCAGGTTCATCAACGGGATAAACTTCCATGTCGTAGGGGCTGGCAATGGTTTGAAACATATCTGACGTTTCACCAGTATGCGGATTAAGCGGTGACCTTAAAAAGACAAAGATGTTGGCGTCAATGTTGGTTGCGTCGGTTACAACAATTCTTAGACGCACAGCAGCATTTTGCTTGTACTGCACTTCTTGTGATTGATACCGTTGCAGTTTCAGGCTTTTGTCGGACATGAGCTACTCCTAGAAACGCAACACGCGCGAATTGTTTTCGGCATCTTTATAATACAACACCACCTCACGAATTTCCTGTTTGAGTCTTGCGCAGAAATATTGCTTTAACGGTTGAAGCACATCGGGATCTACGCGGTAAACAGCATGTAACTGTTTACCTAAAGCGTTAACAGATTTATCCAATGCTTGTCGAATTGTTGTGCAACCGCTACAAGGATCTTCTTCCTGTCCCATGGCAATACGCAAAGCTCGGGCGTGACTTTCTTTACAAGGCTCCACTAAAGGCTCAAAACCGGGTGGCAGAGTTTTATAAAAATTGTCGTCACCAAACATTTGATAAAAGTGCGTCGTGTTTAATACAAGTTGCATTATTTACGCCCCCACGGAAAAGTTTCAGAAAAACCGCGACGTCCGCCTTTATCTTTGGGCGGGCACCAGACGTATTTCTTTCCTGCATTGAAGTCTTTGATTTTACCACCAAGCTGATGTACTTGCGCACCTATGGTAATATCTCCGCCGTTGTGATTAAGCCTAACGTCGGGAATGTTAGCTTGCTTCATAGTTTCAGTTGCCAGTGCCCAAAAATAACCCACGGCAAAATCTACACAAGAACCGTTAGATGCCAGCATTTGTTTATTCGACAGCCTCAAGTGTACGTTTCTAAACCAGTCGCTTTGGCGGAACCATAAGTCAGGTCTGTGTCCGCCGATAGCCATGGCGCTTAGATCGTGATACATCTTGGTACCGTACAACCGACAACCTTCTCGATGATTCAAGTTAATTGTTTCGGCTAGACGCGCTGCCCACATGGAATCAATAATTTTCGTGTCGTCATCAAACCAAACAAGATATGGCGTAGTGACAGGACAACTTGGATCGTGGAACATTTCACGCATGACTGGATACTTTTTGGCATTGTCTTCGTGATGGTAGATTTTTGTAACGACGGGTCCAAGCGACGCCACAAAATCGTACGTAGCTCGAGATACGGCATTTAAACCGACACGTAGATCTATGCGTTTGCGGGGCAACGTTTTGAGAATGCCTTCAATGCAGGTTTTAGCTAACTCGGTGTGATCGCCGTAGCAGAGAACAAAGATTGTAAACTTGCCACCGATGTAAGGATTGTCCATAACTCCAAACAGATCAAATTCGGTTTCCTGTGATAGGTCATGTTTTTCAGGAGGAGGGGGCGCAGTCTTAACAGTCACCGCGGTTGTCACGGGTTTTAGGATATCCAACGTAGTGGCTGTTTGACTGACATTTTTAACAGGAAGAACATTTTCTAGTGAATATTTACGGGATGGCTGCGAAATAGGAGGTAGAGTCCCGTCTTCGTAATATTCCATGACTTTCTCCACCACATGATCTACAGTGATACGGTTTAAGCATTCAGGCACCGGTTGTTCGTCGGTACGTACAGGATGCAGACATAACTGTAATTTTGCTTTGCTGTTTGTTAAATCCATTTGATCAATAGGCACGGTTCGTTTTTTCCAGCACCCCGACGTTTTACAACAATCCATTTGACCTATCGTGTGCAAAAACTTATGCGGCACTTTAACGGGAGCGCATGTGTCGGGGAATTGGCCGTGGTTGGAATAACCTTCCCACCACCATTCTTCGCGTCCTCCCGCCAACACAACGCATGGCTTGTCGAACACGGCGGCGATATGCATAAACGATGTGATGCCGCAGATGACACCTTCAGCGTGGTAGATCAATCTAAACAAGTCAGCAATGTCATCCGTAGATCCAACCATGTATTTCACGTTGTTAAGCACAGGATGGACGTTGCGCGTAAAGGCTGCTCCTGCTTGTACGCAATTAATGCCATACTTGAGTAACGTATCTACAACGCCTTGAAATCTGGAAGGCAACCACCATTTGGCTGTCATATCTACTTTGCCACCACCAACGACAACCCAGTATCTGCCCGCAACTAATTTTTCTTCTTTGTTGGGACCGAGAAAAATTTCGCCTTTTGGATGCAGCACAGGAACGTCAATACCTGTGCGTTGTTTCCATTTCTTGTGGAAGAATGATACGAAATGCTGTTTGACGCCTGATACCGATTCTCGAATGCCGTCGTCGTATTCCATTTGAATGACAGGAGCATTTAACTTGGGATCTAAAGGGTAGACGTAAGGAAAGTACCGCCAGTAAGACGAATAACTTCCTGCCATAGAAATGCGGTATTTACCGGGATACGTCAGATTCAAATCTCTAACAACCGCTGACAAGGCCACGGTGTCACCCAAGGCCCAACGATTATGAATGACGTAAGGTTGCATGGGGAACTCTGTAAGTACTTATGCCAACTAGACACGTTTAAATGTACACGAGGTCTAGCGTGGTTGTTCTTTTTTAACGTAGTCGTCGCATTTCCAGCAATTCATTTCAACTGTATTACCTGCAACTCTACATTTACCGTGAATTGCACACGCTCTCAAGATTGCACCTCCGCCACCGCATCCACACGAGGCTTGAGTTTCCAACGCTTCACCAAGATGGACGCAGGGACTTACTTGAACCAGATGCATTTTTTCTATCATAGCCCTTGCCGCTGTTCGTTCTTTTGTAGCAGGAGGGGACTCTGATTTGATTGGTACTACTCTTGGCGATCCGCGATCTGTTGGTATAGGTACGCAGTCCGCCAAGATTCCGCTGGGAAATTCTAGGCCATATACAACGACTTTGGGCGCGCCGGGAACCGTTGGAAAACTTGCTTTGCGCACATAATGCCCAGTATCAGCTAATATTGTCAAATCAATATCATAAGATTCCGCAACTGTCCATGTATTGCCTACGCCTCCAACTCTAATGGAAAGACAAGGTTCTCCTTTGTTTACAGATTTCAACACCACTTCGTATCCAGCGGCAATACCATACTGAATTTGTTGTCTGTCACCGTTAACAGGGTCTTCGCCGCATCCGCAGTTTAGCAAGTCAATTGCATTTTCGCGCGGCGGGTCTAGCTTTGCTGCGGCGACAGGTGCTATTGTTCTAGAGTTGGTACCACTAAAACACCGAAGGTCGTTTGGTTTGTTTGTGCCCATTTGCGTCCATTGCGCCGGCCAAGCTCCCGGCGTCATAGGTTCGACTAATACGGCCATACACGAGTATGTTCGGTATCCAGTGTCTAACGAACAATCTGCTTTTGCTCCCTTGTTAGACGTCCCGTCACATCCAAGTTTAAACGGCATAAGTACTACACTCATACTGACCGAACGTATTTCCGTTTCGCAGTATGCGCCATTTGTAGTAACTGGAATTAAAGCTGGATTGGTCATAATCCAGTTGATATTGCGCGCCAACGGATCTGACCCCTCAGGCAAGTATCGAACTAAGTTTTGTGACCATGTGGTACAGGTAACATAAACGTTTGATCCATCTTGAGGCGGCGGACTAAATTCGCTATTTGGCACAAGGCGTTCCATCGTTACGGATACATTGACGCTGGCATCTAATTCAACAGTCATGACGGCCTGAAACCTAAATGACATACCGAATGGCGGCGGTCCGGGAATTAATTGCACTGAATAGAATGTTTGTCCTTGCCAAATACCTTCCGGGGACGGGTTGCCGGGAATGCAGGCAAGAGGCAAAGCAAGCTGGCCGGGAATATATAAAGACGGATATAATCCGGCAGCGGGGCAATCAGGGTCGTCAGAATAAAAACTCATCATTAACACGCCCATTTGCATTGGCCATCCGATAGCCGTGCAAGCAAGCGAGCAGTCAAATGTAACTGGAGTACTGTATGCAGGTGCCGCTGCGCAAATGTCCCTAGCGACTAAAACCCGTTTGTCTGGAAATCGTACATCTTGACCGTTAAGGATAAACGTGCCCTTACTCGCAGGCATACTCGACATTTTATGCACCTACAACAAATTTAAGCGCAGACAAAGCAATGTACTGCACCTTACTGGTAAGATGCGTGGGATTGTTGGCGTTGTCAAGTAGCTGAAACGTCACTGGAATCATTAGTGACGACGCAGGACCAACAGCGGCGTTAAAAAACAAATACGGATCAAACGGTGAATTAACAATTCCTTCTTCCGTACGTGTGTAAGTCCAATAGCGCAAGCGGGAGATGCGGGGAGATTTGAAAGTACCGGCAGTGGTTGGATTTGCTGTTAAGTAAATCCATACTTCAAAGTTTAACAGTTGTTTGTAGGGGCTGAGTGGTTTAAGCGGAGGAGGCGCCTTGTCTACAACGTCATCTGGAGGATTTCGCGGATTTTTAACTGCCGCCAGATTCCAAAACACCATAAACGCAAGTCCGTCAAACGTACCTAACGATGATCCGGACGAATCATATGCAGTTATAGGCGTGCAAAATGGCATCCAATTTTGGTGTATTGTTGTTGCGCTCGTCCTGTCAACTGCATTAACCGGATCCGTGCTTTTGCGGGCATCTTCCCAGTAACTTGTCCCGTTCATCGGTTCTGTCACGTTTCGGTTGCTATAGCACCAACCTCCCGGCATTAAATTCCCCAACCAGTCTTGTCCCCACGTGTCATCCGACGCATCTACCCAATCAACATTGTTTAAATTTTGAAAAGGATTTGTGACCTGATTGCGCTTTGTCAGGCGAATGTACGTTGATGGAGATTTAAATCTTGGCCCGTAAAACTTTACTGTGTACGCAGGTATAGTGGGGTACGGAGTGATGGTAAACGGATCCCACGTTGATATATCAGCCAAGTCAAATTTTAACGACGATAAAATTGAGACGCCGTTTTCTGACCCATAAGAAATTGCGTCCATAGTCTCTGCGGCTGTGGAATATGGAGGAATCATAACGTTGTCGCAATACCCAGACTGATTGTCAACGGGCTCCGTTATTTGACGACTTTGAATAAGTACATGCATTGAGACGGACGGCATTGCACTGCCGGCGAGCACTTTTACAAAACAATCTGCCGGAGTTATTGCATTGGCAATGAATCCTTTCAAAATGCTACTCCGTTAATTACAACAGTTTTTTCGGTTGGTCCGAAACCAACTTTACCCGCCAACATGACGTTATAGTTTCCGCCAACAAACGAACAACCATTACCAGTTGGATTTGGATTAAAACTAGGACCAATGTTTAAACCAAAACCACTGCCAATAACAGTTCCCGTCGGGTCCGTGCAAAGCGACAATTGTACGGTCACATAAAATGGTAAGTCTTCAGAATAATAAAGATAAATTTTGCCACAATTGCTTTGGCGTGACAAAGTAAACGCAGTTGGCGTTGTTGGCAGACCAGAGCAATAGAAAGACGGAGTTGCTGAACAAAACCAAGTTCCAGATACGGCAACAGGCGAACTTTTCCAGCCGCAGCACGGCCAAGGTTTAGGCAACGCTGTTTCACCCTGCGAATTAGGAGAGTTGTAACACGTAAACGGCACTATAGTTGGCATGAATCACCCATACGTCACGTAAAGAATGTTTCCAACGCATTGCACACTGGTTACGGGACCGGAGCTAGAGCCAGAGCCAGAACCGGCTTGTACTGAATACAAATAAGCATAAGTATCAAGACCTGTGTATGACAAACTAAGGCTACCTGTAGTTATAAGTCCGCGAAAACGCCCTAAATAATTTTGTTCTGCTAGCGTAGCGTTATTAATTTCTTTTATTTTAATAACATGTTGGTCTTCAAATAAACCTGTAATTTCGTTGTACCATAAAAGATAACCTTCGTAATTACCGTCAGCATCTTGTTCACTGCTAGACACTCTTATATGCACGTCGTCTGCGCTAGTTCTCACTAAATATAATAATTGACCATTAGCGTCGTTTCCGCCTAAATTGCTAAGGTATATTTGTTGTAAAAGCGGTGCATTGTCAACGTCAAATACGCGTACTTCAATTTGACTTTTAGTAAATGCGTTAGTTATAGGATTAAAGTTTAAAAGTTTGCCGGGAAAGTGTCCGTATACGTCTGGAATTATACTTGTAACTTCTATTAGAACTCCGCCTGTACCGCCGTTTGGAGTTACGCCGTAAAGTGGAGAACCACCACCGCCACCGCCGGGGCCACCGCCGCCGGTAGATCCAATTAAAACACCAACGTATGTTTGTACTGAAAGAGAACCACCACCAGAACCGCCAATTAATTGTATTTCTATGTATGTCAAATCAACGTAAGTATTAGACGCTAAATCATAAGCAATGATATATCCCGGATAATTACCGTTAATTGTCAGCGTAGTACTAGAAACTCTAACCATGTAAACAATGGAACTGGGTTCTGGCAACGACAGTTCTAAACCAACTTTAAACTCAAAAATGCACTTTGTTGTGTTGTTAACAGAAAGATATATTTTACCGGCAGGCGTTTCTTCCGAACTTGTGCGCGTAATTTCAACGTCAGTACCGTCTTCTGACAATGACGTCAGCGCAGGACAACAAGTCACAATGTCCAAATCAGCTTTAAACTCATATGAGCAATCTTCGGTATTTTCTACTGTTAAATAAATGGTGCCCGTGGTTAGCTCACCGTCAACACCGCGCTCTACATAAACGTCTATACCGTCGTCGTTAAGTGACGTCATTTCGGCGCAGGGTAAATCTAATTCAAGATCCGCCGCAAATTCAAACGTACAGTCTTCGGTATTTTCAACAGTTAGATAAATAGTACCGGTAGGCGCCGTATCCCCAACTGCGGGCGATCCATTGCGTGTAAGAGTAACGCTTGTACCAGCGTCGGACAACGATAGGCATGCGGGACAACTAAACGTAAAATCTAAAGCCACATCAAAGTCGTAACTACAGTTATCTGAAGGCTCTGCTGTCAGGTAAATAGTGCCCGTTGGTAATTTACCTGCAACACCCGGTGAAACTTGAATTGCAGCGCCCGCAGGTGCTGCAACCGTCATAGTCGGGCAAGGTAATGCCAAGTCTAAGTTTACGTCGAAATCAAAGCTACAATTTTCTGCGGTATTAACTGTAAGTGTTATTTTTCCAGACGGTTCTGTACCGTCACGCGAGATCACAATCGGTACGCCGTCAGTAGCCAATGACTTAATAGCAGGACAACTAAATGTAAGGTCACCTTCGACGTTAAACTCAAAACTACAATTTTCAGTATTAGTTACGGTTAGATACAGCGTAGCTTCAGGTAAAGCTCCCGGTATTCCTTGCGTCACGGTTACGGGCGTACCTGATTCAGATAAAGATGTTAACGCTGGGCAACTAAACGTTAAATCAAAATCTACATTAAACTCAAAGTTACAGTTTTCAGTGTTAATTAAACTTAGATAAATGTAACCTTCAGGTAATGCACCTAAAACGCCTTGTGTCACAACGATGCTGTTGCCTTCTTCTGCTTTAGACTCAAGTGCCGGGCAACTAAAAGTTAGATCAAAATTAACGTCAAATTCAAATGCACAATTTTCGGTGTTGTTAATTGTCAGCGTTATGGTGGCTTCTGGTAAATCACCTGCCGTACCTTGCGTGATTACAGCGGCGGTACCTTCCGCTGAGTTAGACGTAAGCGCAGGACAACTAAAAGTTAAGTCAAAATCAACGTCAAAATCAAACGCGCAATCGGTTGTATTATTAACAGTTAAGTAAATCTTACCTTCCGGAGGTGCGCCGTTAATACCTTGATATACAGAAATATCTCTGCCTAATTCAGCGTCAGACGTCAAACTGGGACAACTAAACGTAAAATCTATATTGACGTCAAATTCAAACGCACAATCTTCGGTATTGGTGACAGTTAAGTAAATTTTACCTTCAGGCTGGGATCCATCAGGACCTTGTAAAAAGGTAATCGCTGTGCCGTTTTCAGCATTTGAGGTCAGAGCAGGACAACTAAATGTAAAGTCAAAATCTACGTCAAAATCAAACGCGCAAGACAAATCATCTTTAACAACAGTTAGATAAATCTTGCCGTCAGGTAATGCGCCGGGTGTGCCGCCTGTGACCGTAATTGCCTGACCATCTGTAGCCAAAGATGTCATGTCAGGGCATACGACATCAGGAATTTCAACGGTAATCTTAAAATCAAATTCGCAGCATGTTCCTTTTGTGACAGTAAACAACAACGCCGGTTCAGTTATTTTACTATCGTCTTCGCGATACCCTATGAAAATGCTAGATTCGGTTACAAGCAAATCAGGGCACGGAAACTCTCTAGGTAACTCAACAATAGGAACAAGTTGGCATTCGGTAATAGCATCAGGCGGTGGAGGTACCGTGGCATTTGTTAAAAGTCCGCCGGGCGAAATACGCGTAACGGCATCGATGTCGCATTTGTCTGGATCAAAAATTAATTCGTCATCCGCCATGGTGTCACCTATATCATGCTGGCGAAAGTGATTCAGGGATGACAACAGCGACACCCGCAAGATTAATGTCAATAATTAATTTATTTTCTTCAGGAACGGATTCAATTTGAACACCGTTACTGCCCTGTATTGTAAAATTACTTTTACTGACGCCGTTGATTGTTTGAATGGTTTCGCCGCAGGCCGGGCCACCTGAAAGCAAACCACTAATTCCTGCTAGTGGTACCTCTGTGTCAAACAAAGGAATTTCCTCACAAGGTTGTCCTTCCCCCGCATTTACTTTTGCCGCAAACGTAATAGAACCATCTCGAATATTTTGCTTAATATCTGCGTTGTATCCGGGCTGAAACAACACAAGGTCACGTAAAAATACCGAATCGATAAAAATAATGTTTGTTGGAAAAGGCCACACTAATTCGGGACAGTAGTCTGGATTTTCGTACCGTGTTCTGTCGTTGTTCGCTACATTAATAGACGTTACGGCAGATTTGTATGAACTACGCGTAAGCGCTGGCTCTAAAACACAATCTGCAAGCGTACCGGTTAAAGTTGTATTGCTGGCTACAAACGCAGTCAATTCATCTAAAGGACCTGTAACAAGAAATCCTGTCCAAAGCGATTGAAATGTAGACTCGATAAGTGCATCGACTTCTGACCCTGACAAACTTAAACCATCAAGTCCGCTGTCGGTAAATTCTGTCAAATAGGCATCAGATGTTGTTGTTCGCGTGAATGTCAGCGTGGCATACGCCAAGGCAGGGCAAGTTGAAGCAAACTCAAAGAAAAATGCATTTCCCACACGGCGTAATTGTTTTAAATACACCACGTGAAGCTTGTGATCAAAATCTACATTAGGTCCAAATGTAAAACCACAATCAACAATTGCTGAGTTTGGTAAATTGATAAGCGTAGTCGCCCCTGATATTGGTCTACCGACAGTACCCGTAAGAAACGGGTACGCCCTGTTGCGATTATCGTCAAAAAATCCAGCTCTGGCCACGGTGCATCCTATAAGTGTTTACGCGCTGTTACGACCCTACCACGCTAATTTTAAGTCCAGTTTCTGTATTAGTTATTCTTAGTATTGTATCAGTTGCCGCTGCATTGTTGACGCCAATGGTGATGTTACCGTCAAGAGAAGCACAGTCAAATGTCATGTTGTCAGAAATGAAACGCATTGTTTTTATAGGATTGACTGTAGTAAACAATGATTGCGGATTACAAAGCCTGCGGCGGTATAAAGGATCACCTACGATATCTACACGAATCACTGTGCACGGAATTCCGCCCCCACAAATAGTATTCTGAGTTATAAGTTGTTTGCGCAGTACAACGCCGTCATCGCCGACAAGCCATACGTCGCCCGCAAGAAATGTACCATCATCTAGTAAAATTCCTCTAACACCGTGTTCGGGTACTGGCACACATACCGTGGCAGCAAACTCTGTACTGTTGCGTTCAAATATGTGGGTGCCAACGCCTAAAGCTTGAAACACACCTAGTCGATATTCTGCGGAAACAAGGACACCTGCGGGACGGTCATAAACATCACGTAAAATAAGTGTGACAGGCGGACTTAAAATAGAAAAAGTTGTGGAACAAAGTTCAGTCGTACCTTCATTACCGACATAAATTGTTACTGTGGCGTGTGTAACGATTACTTTAGACAAGTACAATCCAACGGTACCGCCAATTGGATACAAGTTGGCGTCAAGGAATGTTCCTTCAAGCAAAATTTTACCCGCACGACTGGTTAGTGTTGCCTTTTCGGAAAAAGGGTACTTCGTCGTTTCATTTTGTTTACGCCATTCGGGAAATAGAATGCGCTCAGGCATTTACTTCCTCCAGATAGAAGTAGCCGAACTCAGAAACCGATTTATCTGCGTAGAAACCGATGCGACCAGTGCTAGGACGGTAATTGGTAACGACAATAGGACCAAATTCTGCAAAAACAGTTGGAATTGTTAAACCAGTAACCTGTACTGAAATTTTAGTTTCTGTCGTTGCGGTTCCGGGCAAAACTGTGGCCGAAATGCGATACCAGTCGTCTAAACGAATGCCCGGAACAAATACAGAAGCAACGGCGCTTGATAGTTGCACTCCGTCAAAATAATGGAGCCGCAACGTTTGAGTATCGTAACTTAAAATAGCAACGTAATATTCGTAGCGCCCGGCTATTGTCGTATGCGGGCGGTAATTTAGCACTAAACCCGTATTATGCTTACTTCCGACAGTACCCGGACGCATGCGTGTATGTACTGATACGCGTCGGAATACAGTTTGTACGTCAAAGCCTTGCCACAATGTGATATTACGTAACGCCTGTGATTCAGACGTCAGTGCATACTGAGGTACAAAATTGTCGCTGAAAGACGCAGACAGCGATTGACTCATCCATGTTGGCCGAGTGTTGTCACCAGTCGTCAAGGTAATAAGCCAACGACCAGACGTTGGAATTGGTACAAACATATCCCCAGACATGTCGCCAAAACCTTCGTAGTACGGTAAAGATCCAACGATAACCACACTTTCAGACGGTGGCGGTGCAACGGGAGGTTCCACGGGAGGTTCGGGTGGAATGACGTTGGTTTCTGCGTACTGGCTGGGTAGCAACCCCGCACTGGATGGTAATTGCGGAGGTAAGCACGCATCAAACAAACCAACCGGTGTATCAATAAGAACGCCGCATTCGCCGTCAATTTTGGCGGTAAGTGCAAAACCTTTAATTTGAACAGTGAGTACACCGTCGCAATCAGGACCAACCGCATTTATAAACTCAATAGGCGGTTTTGTGCACGTATTACTGTCCGGACGTTTGCCGCAAGGTCCTGTAAATTGTTGAAAAACGCTTTGCAGTGCTGCTGTTGTTGTATCCTGACGTGTTGTCTCTATTGCGGTGTCGATTAAACGTACAACTGCTACTTTACGTAATATACCATCGATTTCGCGATCTTCTCCCACAATCTCAAGTGGTTCTGTTGCCTGTAAGCGCACAACGCCTTCTAGCGGCGTTGCTGCATCTAATGTTCGCATTCCTGTGACGGCAAGAGGTGCATAACTGCGTGCTGCACGTGCGGTTAAAAAACTTTGTTGTGGCGTGGAAAATCTTGCGCGATAATTAGTTTTAGACGAAACACCACTTCCAAATGTAATCCAGCCACTTACACCGTCTGCTTGAGGATCTAAAGGATATTGCCGTCCCTCTACGACAGGACGTGCTTCCGAAATAACCGCCAAAGGTTTTAGCGTTGCTGTACCTAGCGTGGTGCTTACCAGAAAAGTAATAGATACAAATGTATCTGTAACTGTGATTGAACTTATAAATGCGTAGCGCCCTAATTGATTAGACCACCGTAAATGTAAATCTGTAATAATATTATTTTGTAACCGTAGCCCGTCGTCATCTACACCTGTGGCAGTTTCATCAACGGGATAAGCAATACCCTCGTTTAACGAATACCAGTGTTGGTTGCGAATCGCCATTAACTACACCCACATCCAAATGGTTCTTTAACGGGATTAGCCGGTACCAGTTTAAATTCTAACGCACGTGTTGTTGCGGTAGATATTCCTTCGGCAGCCCACAAAGCCGACAATGCCGCAGGGACTTCAACTATTTCACCCACACACGTATCAGGCGAGTACGCGGTATCCTCGAAATGAACACTAACGTACACACCATAACTGTCGGAATTAGAACAAGTTGCGCACAAACGTAATCGCGCTAAGATTGTATCTTGAGCTTTTACTAATTCTGGTTGATATGAAAATATAGGCCATGTTTCTGCGGGTAAAAGTTCTTCTTCGTTTGCAGTGCCAAATTGCGCAAACGACCGTAAAATTGTTGCTGTGGCTGGTACGGCAGTAGGTACTCCGCCAACGTACCTAAAAAAAGTAAAACGCATTTCAGGCTGTATGACGCAACATTCTGAATAATTGCAGTAAGTTGCACCGACAAAAAACCGACATTCTGGTTCAGCTGTAAATATTACTTGTAACGACCGTTTTCCTCGACAATCAGCGGCGGCATCCCAACGCGCAACGTTACTTACAAACTGATCTCGGACTGTTTCGGCGGTTGTTGCTATCGTTGCGTAACGATCCCACAACACTTTCAAACCTCGATACGTTCTCACAAAATAATTACAAGCTTGACAAGGCTGACAATCGTTAAAAACTCTAAAACTATGCCGCGTCGTATCAGAGGCAAACACGCCCACAGGTACGTCGTCACCGTAATCTACAGTGGCTCGGCGTTGACCGCGATAACACGCATCCCATTGCATGTTGAAATTACCAAACTCATCTGGACCAATTTGATTAATGGTACGTACCGGTTGTGCATCAGGATCGCAGCCTGTAATTCTTCCTAAACCGGCACCGGGTACGCCATCAATAAGAAAACGTGTTTTAAATCGGCCACCGTCGTCGTTAGTTACGTCTTGCGGTTCCAGTACAACGTTATATCCCGCATATAACGCAAGAGCTCCGCCTTGGGCATCTAACCCCACGCGCACGGTCTCAAGTCGTTTTGGTACTTTGTTGTAAGTGCGTGGATCTAAAGGTTCTTCTGCGATTATCCATGTTCCTAACGATAAAGTTTGAAAACACGGTTTATGTAAAACTAGACGCAACACCCCGGTATCGTTTAGCATTTCGCAGATAAGACGATCTGTACCCCATGCCTGCCCAGCTCCCAGTGTTCCGGAAAATACAATTGCATTGTCCTTGTCTCTAATATTTACAGTGCCTGCGGGAACAGGAGATACGGCTGTCAAATACATGCGGATGTAAAACGGCGCATTTATGTAGCATGTGTCGTCTGCGTACGACAGATAGACATCAAGTAATGCCCAACCTAATTCAGATTGCTGTACAAAAGGATAATCTGATCCGTTACCGGGAGCTTGGTTAATACCAATACGCGTAAGTGTTGCGCAGGCGGGAACAGACACAGGCAATCTCCTTAGGTAGCGCAACTCCTGTCATTCAAACGCGAACCCAATACCACCATGTCCATGGTTTGAACAGAGATTTGCAAACGTGACAGAAAACCTTCAATATTAGTGGCTTGCTGCGCCAATCGTTCTAAATCTTGCGTGATTCGTTCTAGTTCCGTTGCTCCGCAACACGGGCTTGCGCACGTATCGACAAATTTAACACCATTAGTAATTGGTTCGATTTGTAAACAATCTGTACCCGCAAAACTAAAACCACCTGCCGTTGTTGCAGGCACGCCGTTAATTGTTTTAATGGGTGTAGTCAACGCAGCGTCGCCATAACACGTGCAATCTTCTACAGAACCTTCGCCCTGAATAAAATTAATACGAATTCTTGCCAGATCCCCATCAACTACTACAGGCACAAGCTGACAGTTATTTCCGGCAACTAATTCAACGTCACCGTAAAATTTACCGGATGCTTGCGAGCCATTAATTAACGTAATAGAACTGACGCCTGTAATAATTGGTCTAATTGCATCCGGATCTAGCTGGCCTGCGGTAAACGCAAAAAACCAACTACCTGAAGGTTGCAAATCTATTCCCGTCAGTTTGCCAATAACAATCTTTCCCGCAGTGTCAGAAAAAGTACCGACACCGCCCAAAGAAAACACGACGTTTTTAGCACCGGTTGCAAACGATTGCCGTGGAATTAATGCCGTAGCTGCGTCAACAGGATCGCCGGAAACTGGCGCATAGCCAACGATTACGGCATACCCAATGGAATAAGCATCTATACGTTTAATAAAGAACCGACCGCTAGTTACGTTTAATCCAGCATGAATGGGTAAGTCTAATTCGACAATAAAATCTTCTGGAATTGTAAAACTGCCAGACGTATCTGTACCAGTAGCAGTATCTGCCAACGGATAATTTCGTTGACTGTTGTGATTTAAAAACTCTAAATTCCAATTGCCGACAGGCATGAGTATTCTCCTGTCTTGTTACGATGCAGACAAAATTCCAGTCATTTGCAAAATACCAACTTCTCCGGCGTAAGCATCTCCGCCGCGTTGAACTGTAAACAACAGGGTGTCGCCGTCTGCAACAGCAAAACTTGTGCTTGTAACGTCAATATATTTATTACTTGCGCCTAATGCAGCTGTCGTAGCAATAGTGACAGGAAATTCACTGGCGGCTAAAGGAAGTGCTATTGACGCTCCTGTTGCCGGCTTTGGCAATCGTCGCGCCGTGACCGTAAGACTCGGTAAATTTCCAACGGCACGACCAAGAATACGCAACTTAAGAGAAATAACAGGTGAAACAAAACCAGTTGAGCTCGGAACATGCAATTTACACCTAATAGACGTTTCACTTGCGGCAGGAAAACCAAGATAAGTTACGTCTTCGTAAAACTGTTCTTCCACGCCGTCTAAACGTATTAATTGGACTTCAATTTCCCGCGATTCAGTCGGAACCACGGAGATCTCCACAGGACCCTGATAAAGCCAAGGACTGCTGGCACTGCCAACTACTAAACGGCGACGAGATGGACTAGATAACGATACCGAAGAACTTAAAGTGTACAGACCTTCACAAACAGGTCCTTGCGTAAATGAATTGCCTGTAATTTCTTTAAGAACCTGATATCCTGTAGCACCTGTTGTCGCTAAAAAATTAAGATCCAAGTCAATATTTAACGCACCTAAAGACCCTGCGGTTCCGTCTGTGCAGGTGATGACAAGGCGCGGATCTAAAGACTTAAGGCTAGTAACTACAGTAGCATCGGTAGAAAATGACGGTTTAGTAAACCAAATGCGCATAGCCATTTGAGTGCGGCGTGGGCATTCGGCATCAGGTGGATCCGACAAACTTATAGAAAAGCCCGGAGAGTTATATGCAGTGGGCCACGGTACATCATTGTAACAGTCTGACATCCACCAAATACCGTTACGATCTACAATACAAGCACCTGTTTCGCCCATCGGTACGCCAGTGAATCCCGTGGTGCCGCGATCAAACTCTAAATAAGCTTCAGACGCCGGGAGCGGAGGCCAAATATTTTTAAGTGAGAGATGCGCCGCAAGGTTATACCCAAACATGGCACCGGCAGGAGCCGTACCATTAAAGCTGGCATGTCCTGCGGGTAACCAACCGGGCAACGTAGCATCTGGTACTGAAATACTATGTTGAGCGTTTAGCGCAGGCTCCGTGTAAGTACCAGCGGGCTGACATACCAAATCAAACTTATAATGCACATGCCTGTCGATGAAATCTGCAAACTGCGGCAACACCAGCACGTTACCGTTACCATCCGCACGCAATACGGGAATGGTTACGGGTGTCCGCGTATTCACGAGCTTGCCGGGAGTTGACCCCGATAAATAATACAATCCTGCGGTTACGGTACCCGTGACGGCTTCACTCAAGTTCAAAGCCGAATAACCTGATACGAGAATGTCGGCAGAAGTGGCTGACAGTTTTTGAAGAACGACACCCCACACTTGTGCTGATTCTGCCGCAACGACATACCCATTGACGGTACCGCTTGCAACAGCGGACAATGCTTGCTCAAAGACCTGACTTACTGATGAGAAGTAAACAGGCTGTCCAACTTTAACAGAAGAAGCTACAGCTGTCTTGCGGATGACAATTGTTGAACCAACGCCAGACGCTCCTAAAACTTCCCATATGTAATTAATATTTTGCTGAAGCTGTGCAGTGGGCCGGTTAGTTACACCAGCCGAAACGGGTTCACCGTCGCGCACGAAATTGATGTATTCGTTTAACACGCTGGTGTTCTCCTTAGCGCAACTGAAGCTTCCATTCCAAACCAATTTGGCTGGAAACAAGCTTTAGTTGTTGCAAGCTGGTTGACAGATAGAACCGGCTAAATACCAAGTCTCTCGTAGCATCAGCTTCGTCCACGATGGCAACGAGTGCAGCCCCAAAAACTTTACTGTTACTGGCGTCCGAGAACGGCCGTCCGTGTACACCGACAACACCTGTGGTTTGCGCAAAGAATACAGGCTGATTTCCTTTAGGATACGCAACCTCATCGGTGCTGATGACTTGCGCCGACACCAGTGGTATGCGCAGGTAATCTCGGTTAGGAGTACTAATCAGCCCGTTATAGTAATCGATACCGGCCGAAGATTCTCTGCCGTAACTGGGTACAACTACTGTATTTCCTGCGGAAGCCACATTCTCGTATTCGATGTACATACCCGAAATGCGATATTGTTTTTCACCTGTCGTCAGCAATTGGGCAGCGATTGCTGCCCATTCGTATAAAACGGTATTAGGTTGCCACGACGTAATAGGCGTGATTTTATTTGGCTCTACGTTGTGGAGCCGTACCATGCCAGTAGGAGGTTGGATCTTGTCAGTGGTCATTCGCAGCGTCCTTGAATTAGTCGAATCGTGACATCTTGATCATCCACCAAAGTAGCGGCATCTATTATTTCTTCAACACTATTCCCAAAATAAACCAATACGTTTTCTTCAGCGAGCCCCGCATCTGTCGAACTAATACCGTCCATCGTAATCTGGTCAGTTTCGGCATCCAACGCAATAAGCACCATTACGCCAATGTGCGGTGGTACGATACGTCGCAACGCGTAAGTAAGGTTTAATCTTAACGCATTTGAGCCAAATTTCGACGGTCTAAGTACAAGCAGTATAAAGTTGTTGCGCAAAATGTTTCTAGTCAGGAACAACAGTGGATTAATTGTTGCTGGAAGTGCTAATGGCCCGGGTTGTCCTGTTTTAACGGTGCGATTGTCTAATAGCATTGCCAAGGTTGCCCCTGCGGCTACACCTCGGTCATGCGTGTCTTGCCAAAACTTTTCAACGTCACCGGGATTACCTTGCACAGGGAATTCAAACGCTGTGTATCCGTCGTCTTTGGTGTACACATTAGTTGCGTATGTTTTATTTTCAAACACAATGTCTTGATAAATACCAGACACCATAAAGTTTTTCCCGATAGCTAACGCTTTAACGCTATCAGGCAATTCTCCACGATTAAAACCATAAATTTGCAACGTATTTGTTAAAGACTGTCCTTGTTTTAACTGATCGCCTATTGTGACAAGTAACGTGGCTCCAAGCGCATACCCGTACACATTTTTATCCGTTACCACCCAGCTTTTATTCTGAAAATCAAAAATCTGTGTCACAATTTCATCGTTAGTTTTGACTAACGGTACGTCGGCGAAAGCTTCTAGCAGGTGGTCCAAAGTACGAGCGGACGTACCCTCAATCATAGAATCGTAATTAGCATTTATAAAATCACGGTACGTGTGCGACGATTTCTGTTCTTGCGAAATGACATACCCAAACTGATAGAAAAGATCACGCTCGTCCCATTCGCTACCAAAGACCCACAACGTAAATTTACCGTCTTCTGTAATGATGTTTGCGTCGGATGCAGGATCCTCCAAGAAAAGGATTACTCCATCTTGCACTACGTAATCTGATCCGTTAATTGCCGTATAGCTGGCTGCTGATAATCGGTTACTCAGCACAGGCACTACAGTTAATTTAGCGGGCAGTGGATACGTTGTGTATTGCAAGGCCTGTGTTTGCCCGTACGTTGCACCTTGTCCGTAAGTATTAGTGCCGACATCATAACGTGTACGGTTAAGAATTGTTTGATTGCGTTGTGCAGTGTCAAACGTCAAAAGATGCCATTCTAATTTGCGTAAAGGTTTAAGTTTTAAACGACTAACAGATGCCAACAACTCATCAAAATTTTGTGTAATTTGTTTATCGCGGGCAGCGCGAGCAACAAATAATGATTTGACTTGCTCGGATTGTGCAAACAAGTCTGCCCAAAAATTACCGACAGTATTTAACAATACGGATGAGTCGTCTAAGTCATCTTTCGGATAAATCGGCAGTGACATGATGACTTCCTGAAAAGAAACGGGCGGCTTTGGGCCGCCCGTTAGAACAGCGTTATTTCATCTTATCATTCAATTGACAGGCGCACCAATCACATCAGCTTCTCTTGGAACCAAATGTTCCCAGATTAGGGAGCGAGCAAACACGTCAGCTTCCGCTTTAATGTTGGTTGGATCAAGCGCTCCAATCACATCAGCTTGTGTTGGAACCAAACGTTCCCAGATCAAATCAAGCAACGCACCGGTGATAAAGGTGCTCAATGAATCTACCAACGCAAGCAACGTTGAGTCGCTAAGCTGGTCTCGGAGAAGATTAATAATTTGCTGTACAACAAACCTGAGCTGATCCGGTGCTGCGTATGCCAATTCTTCTGAGCGAAACTTAGCTGCCAACTGCGGGACCACTCTGTTGTCCACAATAGTTTTCAACAGCTTGAGTACTAAGCGTGCAGGAAAGGGCAAGAACTCACTTGCCGCTGAAAAAATGACATCAACAATGCTTTGAAGCTTAGCAGTATCCACAAGAAACTCCTTACTTGGTGTTATTCCACAATTTAAACAAAGAAGCATCAACATCCTGTGACTTAGGTTGATAGTATTGGCAGAAGGCAAAAACTTCGCCGGATGAAATCATTCCTTCCAGTGCCTTGCGGGTAATACGCAGACAACCAGCAGGCAATTGGGTTTTATCATGAAAGTCATAGAGCTTGCCATGCACGTTACCCCATGAATTAAGAATAATTGCATAGGGTTCCGACCAATCGTCATCGATGTCAAGAATGCACATCTGATGTCCCCATTTACCTGACTGTTTGTGGAAACCACTGGAGTCAGGCAGCATGGAGAAACCATAGTTACTGGCGACTGTCATGCCGTAACCATTAACACTGTAGGTCACGGCGTCTTCCCATGATTTGATCTCAACGGCAGATCTAATCAGGAAGTTCTTGCCAACGTCCAGCATCCCGGCAGGCGGACCGGACTTACCCCATGCACGCGAAATGGATCCAGAGTATGCCGGTACTTTGTCTTCGCCAAAGTAAATAGTCCCGTATGCCATTACGGCTGCGGCCATCCAGCTACCGTAAGAACCGTCACCGTTACCAGCTTTGCCTTTACCAACCTGCACGCGGGATGTGCCGTAGTAATAAGGCGGGAACGGGTCTTTCCAAATCTCGCTTTCATTACGGACGACGATATCTACGCAACCTGTAACTGCGGCGGCATTGCGAGCTCCCCAAGCCACGCAGTCACCCACCTCTTGAGGAATGTTTTTAATGTCCTTGTCACCCAAAGCCTTACGCACAGCTTTGTAATTGGATGATTTACGCGCGCGACCGGGCTCAAGTATTAACCGATTTTGTATAAAGTTATAGGTACTTCTAATTCCAGCAAATTCTTCTGCTGCACCCTCCTCCGGCCATCCCCTTGTTGTACCGTCGATATATTCGTCGATGATTGACATGATACTCTCCTTATTTAGCAGCCAGTGCCGCAAAGCCGCTGCTAAGTTCTAAGAATGCTACACGAAAATCTTCAGGCTTCACCAGTTTCTTGTCCCGGTTTAGTTTAAGCAATTCGTCTTGCAAAGCTACCGCACTTTTTTCCCATTTAGCTTTGTCTGCTGTCAGATTGGACAGTGTTGCGTCGTTTTGTTCGGTTACTGTTTGCAGAATCTTTGCGACTTGCGTCAAAGTACCTGCACCAATTTGAGAAGCCGTTACCCTAAAGTTTTCAGAAAAAGCCGCAGCTATTTCTTTACGGCTGGCAGAAGCCGCAACACTGCCGTCTACACTTTTGTAAATAAACGTACCAAGGCCGTACGTCTCGTCATCAATCTTTGGCGTAGGCACAGGAACTGGCATTGGTGGTACGGGAATGGGAGCAGGTGGGACAGGTTCAGGATTACCATCGCCAACAACAATAGTGACGATGACAGGCAAACTTGGCTTGTCGGCAAGTGCGGTATAGGCCAGTAATCGATATTTTCCGGGTTTTACCGCAGTGACAACAGTTGCTGTAGTGTCATTAAGCAGTGCGGCAGGAAATACTGACAGTCCGTTGTCGAGTGGAAAATACTGCACAATCTTGCCATCAGTTTTAGTAGGGCGGACAGCAATAAATTGGCCGGGAGCCCCTGTAAACGTAGCGGGCATTTCAATGTTTTGGCCACAAAGAGCCAGTATGAGCACGAGCATTAAATACTCCCTATACAAAAGAATCTAATCTGTTGTGCAACATTATTACACAAAAAACAAGGCCTTTTGTTGATTCCTCACTTAACCTTCAGGAATTGCTGTTTCAATTGTGACAAATACGTCTTCCGTACGACAGAAAAATTGTGTTGTGCGGTATGTCACTAAACTTTCGGGTGCATCGGGAATTTGAATAAACTCTGAATTCCGCAAGTACTTATTGGATCCGTCGGGGTAACGGATGCGCCCAAAAATATCAATTGCGCCAACGCTGCTGTTCGTAGGCAAGAAACCGTGTACGACGTCTTGAATCTTGGAAGCGTAAATGCGCCCAACAAAACCTATGGCATTAATTGCGCTTGAAACGGCTAATTGAATGTCGGCTACGTCAGGTGCTGTTTCGTTGGATTGCTTGTAAACTGTGAAACTTATTTGTACGAAGCATGGCACAGGAGCTTTAATCAAACAGTCAGCCCCGTGATGCCTAATGTCTCGGGAATTAACCGTGTTCTGTACTTCCATAATCAGAGGCATGTATTGAATGTCGGCATCGTATTCCAATGTAGCTCCGGCGCTGTACGTCATGGCATCTTGCGTGGTGTCAGCAAATTTAATAACAGCTGTCTGATACCGAGAATATGCAGCTTCGGTTGCGGAAGTAATGTCAGGCACAAAATCATCTGTACCAAGATCGTATCCACGTGTGTCTGATACCAACAACAATGTACCAGCGATCACTGCGGCATTCTTAGGCCGTATTGCGCGCACCTCGTAAAATCCGGGTGCTGCGTCTCGGGAAATAGAAAATTGCCAAATAGGCTGGCCAGAAATTGTATTTTCACTTAAACGAACAGCGGTTATTGTTTTTTGCACTGTAACAGGCAAATACTCGCTACGAACATACCAGTCTGCGCGTCCACCCAATGCAACAGGGAAAATAGAATGTTTGTCCCTAAACATTTCGGCGTCACCGCAGCCAATGATTGATGTACCAATGATCCGACTGTAGGCATCAATGTTTCTTAAGAAAGCTGCCATAGTCACGCGGTTGGACAATGTTTTAGCTGCAATACCTTCTTGCAATCGTTTTAAAACAGCTGTGTTAGTTTCAGCGGTTGTACCTGCTGAAAAATCCGTGACTGCGTAAGAAGTCACATAGGCGGGCGGAGGATTGACCGGAACAACCAGTGTGTTTTTTTCAATGTTGTATTCGGCGCCTGTGGCAAGTGCCTCAACTTCCAACGTAAACATATACCGCCCATCGGCTGTTGGCGTAATCAACCGATCTGTTGCAGTATTAACTTGTGCTGCTTCAGCTTTAGCAGAATAAACTTGCGTAGTGCGGTACCGTAAACCTTGAGCTTGAAAAAATGTATTGCGCCCGAGCGTCACTGTGATGTTGTTGCTCAGGATGATAGCAACACTGCCTGTAGCTGCGGTACCGGCTTTGCGTTCCAGCCGAAAATTGGATAACACATCGTCAACCAAATCAGTGTCAGCCAGATCAGGATCTTGCTCCAGTGCCAATAAACTACGTGCTCGCCGATAGTCATTAATGAGTGTATCGAGACGGGTCGCCAACAATGCGTGATAGTAGACAAGTAATTCGTAAAAGACGCCACGACTAACATCAAGCGTAGGATTATCTTCTGCTATTCGTTGGCTAACTTCGTCGATGGACGCTGCAACCAATTCGGCAGACAATGCATCAAGCGCTTGTGGGGTAACTGCCATGGTTCACTCCGTTAACGAACACTGACACCGATGGGCGTGATGAACGTGTAGTTTGACCCCGCTAAAGAAGTCAAAGTCATTGTTAAGTTGACTTTACCATCACCCAAAGTCACAGCATCTAATGTAACATCATCAAGAATTTCGTCGTTAGGATCTGTTGTTTTAACTTCTGATGTCATTTGTCTGCGCGCAAGATCCTTAGATGTTGTGAAGGATGAACGCACGTCTGCAACCGTACGCCAGTACCCTCTTTCGGCGTCAACCATGAATGTGGTGCCGCGATTTGGATCGTACCGCAAGCTTCCTGACTTTAACAAAAAGATTAAAAGAAAACGTTGCATCAGTTTATGAACGCCTGTGCAAATCTGCCCAGCGTCTTTTGCCGTAAATAAAGCTTGTTCTAATTCTTGCGAAGATCCTACAGCTTTTGTTTGCCGTAACACACAATAATCGTTTAAACGGCCTACGTAATCGGCAACAGTACTCATGATTAAGCACCTTTAACTTGACGACTTTGTTTTAGAAGCCCGCGCAGATATTCAACGTTGTTTTGCGTGAATGGACCTGTGTCAGAGCCGTGCGCTTTTTTACGTCCAATTACATGACATGTGGCGCGTATTCTGCGCATCGTATGCCGCATACGTAACGCACGCTCCATCACGCTTAGTGTTTCTGCCATAGTTGTGGCGGCAATAATATCGCCAACAGTTCCCGGCGGTGCTTGCTTTGTTGCCGGAGAAAGTACTTCGGAAAACTCGTCAAATATGTCTTGCCGTGAAAACGGTTCTGACATATTTTCTAATTCCGCAACACCAAGTGCGCCATTCCAATCTCCCGGACGAAACCATACGTGTCCCCGTCCTTGAGATAAATTTGATACTGCGTCTTCCGCATGCGTTATAAAATCACGAAAACGACCTTCGTAATTTGCGTCCATGTTGACTTTGCTGCGTGGACGAAATTCTTGCGAAGATTGCGCTGCCATCACCCGCCTCCAAACGGCGACAATTCGCCACCTTGATCCAAAAATGCTTGAATGCGCGCCTTACCTTGACTAATAGCTCCGGGGGAACGCTTTAATTTATTAGCAAGCTCCATGTTGCTTAAAAGACGTTTTCCGTTTAAACCCAACGTATGTTCCATAATCTGTTGATGGTATGGATCAAGATCATCGTATACAAATCGAGTCCACGCAGAATGTTGTTGTTTTTGCCAAGGATTGCTTGCTGCGCCTTCATAACCAGACGTGCCGGTTTCAGGGTCTACAATTTGTCCTTCAGATACCGGCGCATAGAACTTACGAACGCTGTGCATGCGTTTTGACGACAAACCCGTTTTATCAGATAATTCACTATCTGTGGGTGATCGTCCAAGTTCGTGTTCTAAATCTTTCTCGGCCTGCGAAAGAAAATAGCTATCCTGCATTACACGTTCAGGCGTTTTTAATACGCTGGTCTGTTGGCGATTAATTCGTTTAAGGCCTTGCAATTGTCCGTACACATACGCACTGAGGCGCCCACGATTTGGAGCATAGCCGTGCATGGTGTCCAGCACGAGTTTGCGCGCACGACTTTCAATCAATGGGTTGCTTTCGCCAACGTGTGTTTTAATTGCGCCAGCAATAGTAGGTTTTAACGCTTTAAGTAAACCAGCGTTGCTTTCTTGTCCGGGCGTAGTTTTCCACACCCGATATGGCTCAGCAAATTCAGGTTCAATGTCCTGTGCCATAAATGATTACCTGTAAAACATGAAATTTAATGGCGCACCGTGTAATCCGCCGCCGTGAATGCTTGAAGCTGAAAACAGCGTCGGTCCTTCTATATTATAGTCGGCGAGGGCAGGTCGCCCTAATCGCGCTTGTCTTGCGGGGCTGGCGTATTCCCAACCAGTACGCATGTTTGACAATACAAAAGATGTGCCTGCCGCAGGTGATTCCGCATTGATGTAAAAAGAAACCCGCGAAACTTGACCAATCGTATCAAAGGCTAATGAGTCACGAGTGTCGCGGATCTGTACGCCGCCAAAGCGTTCTGAGCCGCTGCTAACGCGCACAATTGACCCCGGAGCGATATCGAACCGCAACCGACCTGATATGTGTTGCTGCCTACCACGTAACGCATTTTTACTAAAAATTTCTTTGGCCCAACGATCAAAAATAGTCACGGTAGCACTAACGCCCGTTTCCTGACCCAACAACAATGGATTTTCAGCCGTAGTGATCAGTTCTAGCCACGGCGGACCACTTACAGTTAAGATAACACCCTCTGGATCAGCTGCTAGCGATCCGTAACAACCAGAAACAGTTAGATTGTCTGAACTCATGACATTTGTAACGGATCCCGACGCAGGCATAACAATAACACCGGACAATAAACGCTCCAGTGCTCCGGAAGAAACTTCTGAGTCGTATTCCGTGGCATAAATTGTTTTATACGCCTGACTATTTGCCGCCGTATACAACGGTACGTCAGCAATCACTAATGCGCGGTCAATCATAGGTACGACAGCCATACCAAAAGCCGGGCACAACTGCGTTACAAGTTTTGTCCAAAACGATGATTCTGCATAGCTGCGCAACGTTTCATTGTTGAGAAATTGCATAATGGCATCGACTATTTCAACGTCAGTACCCGCATCAAATCCTAGAGGACTGCCGAACCTGTAGTTAGCGTATGCGGGACCTGCACTAACTTGTCCGATTGTGGCTGGATCTTCAAGTCCAGACCAATCAGGGCCTTCTATACGGCTCAATGCCCGTAATGCGCGTGTATTATTTCTCACCATGACGTTTTGCAAACAAGTCAAATCAGCCGCTTCAACAGGAAAATGCTGTTGTTGTGCAAAACTACTAAAAATTGTTTTAATAACACCCCACATGTCGTGATAAATTTGAACATCCAGTAATCCGGGTAACATTAAAGTATTAGCGACAGAATCGCTCGTATACGCACCAACGTCTTGAAACGAACCCATTACAGCTGCAACTGTCATGTCCGCAGGATTGTTTACATGCGCATTGCCTGAAAGTGCTGAAGACGCTGCCAGATCATGCAACCAATGAATCAACGTTATTTCTATTTGATACTTATTAAAATGTTTGGTCCGACGCACAGCAGTTATGTAACCATCAAACAAAAGAATAGGTGTTTTCCACGGTTTACCTGTTGTCTCATTCCCGACAGGAGCAAAATAAACTCTTGCTGCTTGCATTTTGCCCCAAACAAAAACGTCGTGAATTGGAGCATACCGTGTGGCATTGCTTGATTGCACGTCGCGCCCAACGCCAACAGTGCACGTAGCTGCGGGAATTTCGTTCATGGCGAAATCAGCACTAAATGCTGTCAATGGAAACACTTTGTTGTTTACTGCCAAATGCAACGAGCGAGGACCTAGTCGAGTAAAATCCGAATACGAATAACTGACACCAGCTTGTGTCGGAATGATCATGTGGACACTCCTACGCGTAATTGCTCTGTCCGATACGCCAATGCCAAAGCTACAGCAGCACACTTTAACGGCAAATCAGGCACATCAAAGAAAATATTCCGAAAAGTTTGAAAAGGTTGTTCGTCTGTAATGCCAAAAAGCGCAAGTAAAGTCGGTTCTCCGGCTACGCTGATGTTAGCTATAATTTGTCCTAATGTGATTTTAGGTTTATTAACAAATTCGACTAGCCATGATTGTGCGACATCAGGCGCCGTCAGTGAAAAGTAATAACCACTTTTACCAAGTTGCCGTTGTTCGTTAGCAGCTAATCCCGGTAAAGCTTGAAACTCATTGCGTGATCCTGTCAGATAAATGTCAGCAGCGCCGTTGTCTGTAATTGTGTAACTATAAGCCATGATTCCATTTGCGTCGTCAGATTCTGGGCTACCGTGAATATTCATACCTGCCGTTGTTGGTCCGCTTATTCGTTGCGGACGAGGATAATACAGCTCTAAGTTAAAAAAATCAGATCCGCTGGCGTCGTAGGTATGTCTTGAATCTAAAGCGGTTGCGAATTCGGCCAATGAGCTATTTAATACGCAGCTAAGAAGTTGGCGTGTTCGGTAATTCAACGTTTCAGGATCTGGCTGTCCTCCAAACAACAGACGTCGGATGTTTTGCAAACTTGATGGTAATGTCACGCTCTTATATCCGGGCGTTTGTGGAAGATCGCCTAAACGGCCAGTAACTGCTGAAGTTACGGTGTTGTTAATCAAAAGTGTCCATATGTGATTAAGCATGATCATCCCGGCATAGTGGCTAGAGTAAGATTCCATTGCACCAGTTTGGTTGCCGGATCAACGACATCCATACTGAGGCCCAAAAGAAATGCCTGAAATGTTGTGTTGTAGATCGTGACAAACAAGGGAGTTACTTTAGTACTGGCCTTGTTGGCAATGTACCAGTTAAAAACATTTGCTCCAGAATGCACAGACGGGCCTCGTTCACATGTCTGAGCAAATGCCAATCCTGACAACGTAATTTGGCCAATCCTATCCCCAAAAGAATAAATGTATACACGATTGCCAACAGTGTGCAGAAACTGTGCATTAACTTGATGGCTTACAGTGATGCGCGTTAGTATTACGGCAGAACGTTGATAACTTAAGTCTGTAAGGCTTTGATTGTTAATAGCAATCATGCGAATGTCACAATACGACGTTGGCTGCCGTACTTGCACGACACGGCCCGGACAATTAGCAAATAATGTCGGCATGACTGGTAACCTCTTTAAGCGTCCATTGCGCCGCGACCATTGTTTATTTGCAGGTTTTTACCTTGCAGTTGATTACCAACGATTTCAAACTTACCGGACAATTCACCTTTAACGACCAATTCTTTTTTAGGATCTGCGGCTTTTGCATCAGGCCTTTGTTTGGCTTGTTCCAAACTCTTCAAGAAGTCTTCTTCTTTTGCACCTTTTTTAACCACGCGATTCATGGTTTTAATGTCATCAATTGCTCGAACACCAAATTCTTTCGTAAAGTCCGCCATGTCGCCTTTTTTCATACCTTCGTCATACGCTTTTTGTATTTCGTCCAAGTTCTTTTTCTTATCTTTTCCAACAGTTTGCAATCGTTCTTTTGCGCCAATAAATCCAATAAGTTCTTGTTTGACGTTGGCACCGTTTTCACCTCCCAGCAACTCATCTAATTTTTTGCGTCCGTCTGCACTTAATTCAGGCATAGCCAAACCTTTAAAGCGATCGGCTACTTCAGAATTTTTTAAACCTTGTAATTTTTCCGCCTCTGCGGCTTTTTCTAATTCAGGTCTGCGTTTGTCGTACAAACGCCGCAGTTCCGCAGGATCCATGCCTAGAACCTTGGCGCGCGCTTCTATGCTTTTGTCTAACTTAATTTTTTGTTCTTTAGACAATTTGTCGTTGCCCGTTTCTTTAATAAGGGCAACGTCTTTTTCGTCAAACTTTTCTAGTTTTTCAGTATCAGCATATTCTGTTTGAAATTTATTCTTAGCCCCCGCATCTAACCCTGCGATTTGTTTGTTGATTTCTTCAAGAGTTGTTCCTTTTACGTCAACACCAGCGGCTTTAAGCGCCGCAGTTTTCATACGGATTTCTTTGGCGTCTTTCCCTACGTTTGCGCCACGCATGCCTTTCAATACGGCGTCACGTTGTTTATTTAAATTGGCCATTTCTTGCTGCGCTTCCACAGCCGCTTGCGATTTCTTGGGATCGCTTATAACGTCTTCGGTAAAGATACCCGCACGGAATTTAGCCATATCGCCGCCGCTAAAGTCTGCGGCAAGATTGGTCATTTTTTGCTGAATTCCTTCAAGTTCAGCTGCGGTATCTAGCGCGCCCTTGCCCATTTTCAAAACAGCCAACGGTTCACGCAATTTATCAATCATGTTTCTAAGGTTGGCCTTATCCTCATCTTCTAATTTTTTCATGTGCGCGCCAGCATCCGTCTTACGGAACTCATCGAATTTTTCACTTTTTTCTTTTTGACGTTGTTTTAGAATGTTTGTACGCGCCTGTTCAGGATCGCGCACATTATTCTTTGTCATTTCTTTGTTAATTTCTGCGTCAGATACGCGGAATTCGTTATACGTCATAAGCGCAATCATTGATTCTTGCTTCGATGCAAGCGTATCTGGAACTACATCAATAGCTCTACGGTGGCCGAGGTGCTCCTCAATGTCTGCTTCAGTAATGCCTAAGGCTGCGGCTCTTTTTTGCATCATAAGAAAATCGCTTGCTTCTTTACGGGTACTGCCTTTTGCTGCGTCAGTTTTCAATAAGGCATCAATTTCAGCTTCTGTAATCGGTTCTTTAACCATGCGGGCGCGTTCGTCACTAATTCCTTTGCGCGCAGCTGCGTCTGAAACTTTAAATTTACCTGCTGCTATATCATCTATTTGTTTAGTTGCTGTTGCTTTTTGCTCTGGTGTTGCTTTAGGATCCATCAGTACCGCACTAGCTTGTTTTTTTACATTTGCAGTAATATCTGTTTTATATTTTTCAATTTCATCCGCAGTAATGTTCTGATTAACGCCAAACATGCCACCCATAGTTACGCTAAGCGTACTGCTACGTTTAGATGCTTCTGTTGCGGCATCCATGTCTGCATTGGTAATTCCTGTTGTTGAAACAGCTCCTACGGCAGCGGCGCCTTTCTGAAGTTTATCTACAGCACCTTTAAGCGCCGTTTGTTTGACGTCAATTTCCTTTTGCAAATCTTTGTATTCTTTTGTGTTGGGTTTGAACTTCATTTGTTTTTTAGCTAAATCTTCAATTTCTTGCTGAACTTTGCCCATTTCTTCTACTGGTGCCCCAAGCTTTTCTCTAATTGTGGCAATGTCTATGCCACCAAGTGCCGCGCCAATAATTTTCATGCCAGCGTCAGGATCACCTTCTTTTGTATTTTTAACTGCGTCCACAATACTGCGTAGCATCGAATCACCCGTTACACCTGACATCGTAGAACGGGCAACATCCTGTATTTTTTCGTATTGTTGTCGTGACCGCGTTTCTGCCAAAACACGTGGATCTGTAGTTGTCAGTACGTTCTGCAACTTGGCGTTCATGCCCTTCATTGTCGTCTTGTCCATGTTGCCAATAACGGACGTGGCCAACATGCGAAGAGCAGCTTGACGTTGTTCTGGATTTTTAGGTAAAGCGTTTCGGACATTAGCGGGTAATTGCTCTTCAATAATACGCGCCATATTCTTTTCAAAGTCAGGCATTTGGTTGTAATCGTCAGGCGTTAACTCACGCATTTTAGCAACGACATTGGTTGCAAGTCCCGACAGTTGCGTTCCGGAAATACCATAAGGGCGCAATCCGGCACCAAGAGAAGCTACAGCTGAACGTGTTAGCGTACGGCCTACTTCTGCTGGTTGTGCTGTCTCACGTACGTAGGCTGCCAACTCAGGGTTACGGTCTAATGCTTCACGTGCTTGTGGTTTCTGCGTAAGCATGTTCGCAATTGTACTTTTGGACAATCCTGCGTTAACACCAATTTGTTCAACCTGCTGATTAGTAAGTTTTGTCAAATCAACTTTTCGGCCGCCGATCGTAGCAAATGTCTCGTTGTTCTGGATTGCTTCCAGTACGCCCCCCAAGTCGGTACCAGCTACCTTACCGTCCATAGCATCACGCATACGCGCCAAAGTACCAAATCGTGTGCCCAGATTGGAAGCAATGCCTTGTGTCGTCAATTTGCGACCAAACTGTGTCATTTGAGCTTCTGTCATGCCACCAAACACAGGCGTGGCAAAGGCACCTGAAGAGCGCAGTGTTGCGTTAAATGCCAAAGCGTGTTGCGTTGCTGTCATGGCAAACGGAGATTCAATTCCCAACTGACGGCCGTGCACTGCGGCGTCTTGCTGAATCAACATAGCGGTATCTGCGCTGATGCCTGCGCTTTTGGCAAGATAATATGTTTGTCGGACCGTCTTAGCGAGACGGCCTGCGTCAACTTGTCCCATTGAACCCATAGACATAGCGTCTAACGCCCGCATCAATTCGGGTATAGGTGCGTTGGGTTTACCCGCGTCACCAAAAATATCGCGCATCGCCGTAATAGCTTCAAGATGCGATTTCAATGACCGCTTTACTTTGTTTGTATCTAATTTCTCCATAAATCCAGCATCTTGTGTTGCAGCCTGTGTTAATTTGCTTAAATCGTCTGAACGCATGCCGCTGAGATCAACTTGACCGTCTCTGCCTTTACGTATATTTTGCACGCCCGCCCTTCTAGCTAAAGCTACAGCATCATCGGCAGACATGTTCTTTGTTAAATCCGCCGCAGAAATTGACGGACGGAATGCTGACCCTGCAATCATGCCACGCGTTGATAATTCACCGTAAAGAGAACCAAGCTGTCCTGCGGAAATGCCTTTCATTTGTCCGATCTTTTCGTCTGAATAAAAATCCTCCATGATATTTTCGTTTAAATTCTTAAGCGATCGATTACTCATGCCCATTTGACCGGTAGTTGGATCCAGTCTATAGCGCCCAGCCGATGCCATGCGCTGCTGCATAATCATTGCAGAACCACGCCGACCATGAAGTTGGTCAATCACATCCCCGAACATAGGGGCAAGGAAGGGCGAAGCAGAAACGGCTAAATCCGAAAGATGCCCGGCGGCTGTTTTCATCTCTGGCGTAAATGGTTGTCCTGTCAGCGCCGCCATACCGCGCATAGTACCCATGAACGAAGATCTATCTTGCCTAGCTGCTTGCGCCTGCGATTCCTGTAAACGTCTATAGAATTCCTGAGACTGAAGCCTGTCGTACATGTTTTGACCGTGCCCGACACCAATTCCAGCCATTCCAGCTTTTGACATAATCGAATTGAATTGAGAACCCAACGCCATTTCAAACATTAATCGCGTCTCAGGGCCACCGGGAAGAGGTAACCCTGACATGGATGATGAAAACTGTGGCGCTAAATTGGAAGCCAGCGGCGCATAACTTGCTCCCATGCCGAGAATATTAGTTATGCTTTGTGGGTCCATTACGTCTTACCTCGGGGTCTTGGAATTTTCTGAGTAAGTCTTTGTTCCAATTCCTGTACCTGTTGTGCCGCATCAACTCCTGCTTGTTTGGTTTGCATCAACTCCTCTCGTTGCTTATCCGCAGCAGCCTTGTACTTAGCGACAACGGCAGGATCGTTAGGGTCTCCAAACTCTTGCGTAAACGCTTCTACGAGCGTTTGCTTAGTAACAGCTGCACTGTCCTTGGTTTGCCAAGGGCGCATAATACTTATCATATCCTGAAACAGGTCTCTGGCCTGCGTCTGCACCGACTTGAACGAATCCTTTTCCAGACTGCTGTTAGATATAAGTGCGCACTGGTGATTGTGTAACACTTTCAACAAATCAAGTTCGTCCAACGATGCCATGGCTTGCACCAAAGGCATTGTTCTTGCCCACCACGAAGAATCATTAATTTGACAAGTTTCCGGCTTTATAATGCCGCGCAGAAACGCCCGAGTAATCAGGACGGCGTTTCTGTCTGTTTCCAAAAATTTGCGTTGTCTACCATCGCCTCCAACTGCGTAACCATGCGGTTAAAATCACGGCACGTCGAGGCAACTACGCGGTGAAGAGATTCTGTTTGAAAAATCTCAGCCGTCATATATTCTTCGACGATACCTAACCCACGATCGTCAGGTGCAAGGGTTTCTGGTAACTCCCAAAACGTTGTAGCCGTCTTGTTAGTCTTGGGAGTAAAACCTTCAGGAAACTCAAACGAAAAACCATTAGTGTTCTTGGTCTTAATTTCAACGAGCTGTAAGTAAAAACGATACCTGTTAACAACTTCGTACAGATCTCCTTGAAATTTAATCTTGCCTTCGTTGACGTCATACACAATTTGCTCGTAACACGTATCAATTTCTTTGGGGCGCAATGACCGGAACGTAACAAACAATTCCCCGTTAAATAAACTGTACCGTTTAACAAAAGGTTTATTTGCCAACATAGCCGTGATGAACTTGAGCTTATCGTCATACGTTGGCTCAGGGCCATTTCTTAGGGTCAAATCCCACGCACAACGCGGGCAAACAGTAATTGGTGTATCAATTCCTGTTTCGTTGCTGTCTGGTCCTAATACATTAAGCGGTGTAGGTTCAGGTATTGGAGATGTAGGCGCAGGTTGAGGCGTATCGTTCTCAATGGTTATATTTGTATTTGCACCTAAATTACTAAGTGATTTTCTAATTTCAGCCATTTTCTCTGGCGTCAAATCTGCGACGGCAATTGGTTCAGGTGGTATAAATTTACCAGCATTGGGCGTAGGTGTTTGTGCCATACGTGTTTTTTCTTCTGCCATAATTTCGGCAATATTTCCGGTTATCTCGTCGGTTTGCGTAGATACAATTGTTTCAGTTGGAACAGCCGCAGGTGGCAAATTCTTACCGCCCGTAACACGCGCCAACAATTCTTGTTGCCGGTTCAAGTTAATCGACTTACCCATATAAACCTCACCCTATTTGAAGAAAACCTTCTTCCATTGTTACGTTCTGTATATTACCCAATTCAGGCTCGTCGTAAACCCCCGACGCCCGAGATGCTGCATTTCCTGTCGCCGGGTCTAACAAGCCTCCACCTATGGCTATCATAAAATTTTGTTCCTCTTTCCACGCCTTACGCCCGGGCCACGGATACAAGTCTACACCTTGATATGACACAGGATTTTCAATCCAGCTTTCACCGCCAGTACCAAGACCCAACGATACAAATTTTTCCCAACGACGCTGATCCCACAATATGTTTGCTGTTTTATACTGATTTTGGTCTTCAGTATCTCGATAACTAAATTGCATATTTTTAATTGTGGTGTCGTTGCCAAGTTGCCTGTCTTGATAATACGATTGCACAAAATACGCGTTGTGCATTGTTTCACCAGCATCTCTAAATGCAGCTACGGCATCTGCTTGAGATTTAGTAACGTCATCCAAAGCGCCAGATAGCGTGTCTGGAACTTTTCCAACCATACCGGCCTTAGACTGGGCAAAAGTTTTAAGCGTTGCAATGCTGCCTTTAGCGTATACGCCGCCAGTTGTAAAAATGCTTCTGTTGTCTCCGTAATTAATAATGTTGCCTCCAACTAATAGGTTCGCTGGAAGAATTGCGCTGGTTGTGTTGAAACTGTAAGCAAAATTAACGGTGCTGTCTTCGTTGGAAGGACCCATGAAGAAATCAACGCTTTTAGTGCAGAACACTGTTACACTACTACCGTAGAAATTAATTTGACCGCGTCCTTTGTCAGCGTCCAAATTGATTTGTTTATCGGCAGCCGAACGCAAATACACGTCTCCGCCGTATGCAGCAACTACGCTGTCAGGAGCTTTAAATACAATTCCATTTGAAACAACGTCTTGGCCAATGTTGTTTTCATATTCTTGCAGCGAACCCATTCCTTTGCACTCAACAAGTACGCCGCCTTGCCCGCCATTACCCGCCAACATATGCAAATTTCGTTGAGCTTTGATACGCACGTCGTTATCTGATGCGGAAATATCCACAGAAGTTTTAGCTCTCAACACAATCTGGTTACCCATAAGGACTATGTTTCTTCCGGGTACCAGTTCAATATCTCCAGCACATTCCAATCGAATTTTTCCACCAACCATTTTAATCGCTGAGCCAAAACCGTCGGCTAAAACAACACCGCCATCTTCAAGAAAACACAAGAAAGACGTTGTTTGATAGTATAAGACCTCAGCGTAACGATGATCGATTCGCATAGAGCGTGGGGACACCGGTGACATGGTGTTAGCCCCACCCAATTCTGCAAAATTCAAATTATCTTGCACTTGTGTAAACGTAGCGCCTTCCGATTCTTCCCGTACTCGATAATCGTTCTTGTGGTAATGGAATGGATGCACGCGTTTCCAATTAACTGCATAAGCGATTAATTCATCTACGCCCATAACCCGACGAATGCTTGGATTGTCATCAGGTACACGTACGTCGCCGACACGATGTTGTGTTGCGTTACCAAAGTAACCTGAATACCGATAGTTATCCGCTTTAGAATCGTCGCCAGTACCGTCAGCTGCATCTTTGCGCTGCTCCGCAATTGGCATGTTAACACGCCGACCTATCATGACGGATTTGGCGCTAAATAAATGGTACGATCCGTCTAATCCAATCCATTCCTCAAACACGCCCTCAGGTGAACGTGCAGAAAGTGTATTTTTTCCGTCAAAAAGTGGTACGGCAACTTCACGCACATGTCCCTGTCCTAGATATCCGCCGTATTCGCGGTAACGGTAGAATGGGCGGGAATCAGCCGTGTCTTCTGCGGCACGTGACTCCGTCGTCTCGGGTTTACCGCTTACGTCATATGGCGCATACGGCCACGCCCCTTTGTCAGGATCATCTTGCCGTTTAAACGCATCAGCATTATTTAAACCGTCAGTGTAGTCACTACCAATTTGCGTATCAGGACGTGACAATCCCAGCGCTTCCCACGGATACGTGGCTACGCCCGCAACAAAAGTAGATTCGCCTTCATCGTTACCTGTATCAAGTTCGTAGGTTGCGGATTCTACCAATAACTGCTGTCCTGCGATACGTAAGTGGCTATCAATCAACGAGCCCCAAATACCGCACATTTCGTTAACACGTAATTGGAACATGTAGTCATCAAGCGAAAATAACAAACCTGTAGCGGTACTAAACACCTTTTCTTGCGACGTTAGGTCTCGAGGACGGCCTGCTGAAAAATCAAGCGCACTGGCGGCGTTTAAAAGACGTTGCACGGGATACGAATGCACTTGCTCTTGAAACATGCCCGACATTCCGCCTTGACTGATAAAGTCGGAATAATTTTTACCTTGAGTTAAATCTTCTAACTTTTTGACGGGATACACCGAAGGAATAGAACCAATAATATAACCAAATGGTGAATTTCGAGGCGTATATACCAAAACCGTTGAGCCAGCAGGATACACCGTTGCATCACGTACACCAAACGGCATAAAACTAGCCGTACTGAGCGAACAACAACGCATCACACCGCGACTATCGTTTAATTGAACGCGATGCCACCCCAGATAAGGAATAGTGTGCGCAACAACACCGATAATGAGAGATTGACTGCCAAGTACATTGTGTTGTGTCTGCAAAACTCGATTAACGTCTCGCGCGTTAGCGTGAGGACTAATAAACATAGCCTCTAAGTTACGAAGCGCAGAGTCTAGTTGAGGTACGCTGGAATTGCTGTTATTCCCGAAAATATTGTCAGTCGCACCAAGATGCGAGTCATTCATGCAACACCGTATAAATCAGGATAAAGGAAAACCCCGTGGTAATAATACCACGGGGTGCATGATAAGTAACAAACTTTTAAACTTAGTCGCCGGTGTAAGACAGGTCGGCAAACTCAAGTACTGAGTTTTCGTTGATAATCAAGTTCTGCGCCTGCACGCTCATACCGATTGAACTGATGACGCATGAATTGAGAAGTACCGAAAACACGCCACTTGAAACTGCGCCTGCGGCGGGACATTGCGCCGAACCAACATTGAGTGCCAGTTGTTTTGGCGAGCAAGCATCGCCGTACGCAGCGTAAAAATTGCGTACGGAAAAGTTAAAACCAACGATGTGTGCAACGTTGACGTTGCCCTGTGGCTTGCCTTCAACGTAATAAACGTTTGCAGCATTACCGGCAACACCCAGTTCGTACACCTTCGTAATTGGACGCTGATATTGCAAAGTCAAGCTCTGCATCATCAGCCCACTGAGTCCGCCGGCTGCGGTGATGATGCCCTTATCGGCACGAAAACCACCCGCATACTGTTGAACTTCGCGATTAAAAATATTGGCCATGTCAAACCTCCCGCCGCGGTAATTCGGATCAAACGATCAGACGTACGGCAATGTTATTGAGGGCATACGGAACCGAAATATTGACCGTGACGTTCAACTTGTCCTTAAGCAAGCTGTCTTGTACAACGGCGAGATCCGCGTACGCAATCAGCACAGGACCCGTAGTTGAGGTATTTACGGTGAATGTATCCAGCGATTCACGCAGCGCCAGAGATACACGGTTAATAATATTTTGGTTGATGTTGTAAATGCCGATGAATGGATCAAGCACATCGCGCACAGCGTAACTGACAAAGTCTACATTTCGCGTAACCGATTCTTCACGCTGATTGATATCAGTGTATGTACCGGTTGTGAGTGCGTGCCGTGCAAAAATCTGGCCGTTGTTACCATTCTGCGTCACGATGAATACGCCGGAAGCTGCCAACGTATCTAATTGCGCACGGTTAAACTTTGCCGTGGTGCGCGCAGCCCGAGAGTAACCAACGATTTCAACGCGAGTCATTGGCTGCTGTGGAAGCAAGCCAGCAGACAAACCGGCCAAGGACGCTGCAAGGAAATAACCTTCCATGACAGTGCCGCTGGATTCGATCGTGTCAGGCCATACTGCGCGAATGCGGCGGGAACCCCAACTGCCGGCATCCAAAGCAATTTCAGCCGCTTCAGCTGTCGCACTGAGCGAACGCCAGATTTCAATCTTAGCCGCAGAATTAATCGGAGCGGCTGGCCCCGATACAAGCCGTAACTGATCTTCTGACACAACCTCAGCAATTATGTATTCCGAGTAAGTGGTGCCACCAAAACCATCACCTACATAAGCGGCGCGCACAATGTCACCCACGCGCACACCATTAGTGACAAAATCACCGTTTGCGTTGGTGTTATTAACGATGGTGAACTGTGAACCGGAGGTGTCAGGATCGTCAACAATCGTAGCCAAGCATGTTTCGCCATCAGAAGTGGTAGCTGTGACATGGTTGACTACGGTCGAGCCGGCTGATACTACAGGAATTTCTGGAACACCTGCAAGGTTTACCCACAAGACGCGCCACAAACCGCGTTCAGGCGACGACAGAGCAGTTACATGTGCGGCATAAAGATCCAATACCGTACGATTGCGGGTCAGCGGCACAAGATTGTAAACATCGTCACGACCAAGCAGTGCTTCCAGCACATCGGCCCACGCTGTAGCATCGTCCGGATTACTAACAGCCGTGTACCCAACGGCGGTACCATTGCTGTTTTCAAGCGCCTTGAACACGCCCCACTTAAGTGGATTGTCTGGGTCAAGCACGCCGGAAATTGCATCATCAATTTCACCAACGTTGCTGATAAAATTTACTTCGTTGGTAAGAGTCTGCACCCAAGCCCGGTATTCAACGTGCACAGCACCGTAGCCCTTGGATGATTCAGAAACAACATCCAAAGCCAATTGAACACCTGAGTTTGTCCAAGTTGAATCGTACGCAACCATACCGGAGTACACGCTAAGTTCTGTTTCACTGGTATCCCAGTTAAGCAGTGGTGCAAATCCGGTGCGGTTCTTGGTGACGTTCAGCACTGGCTTGCGAATGTACAAAGTGACTTCAACTTGAGCACCGGCCGTAATGCCTGTGTCAAGGCTGTGCCCAAGTTCAATCGTCCGGTAATTGCCAGATGACGTACCTGTGCATTCAATATAATACTTGTCGCCTTTGCGTAAGCCGGCGCCCGTAAGTGTAATGGTGACACCAACAGTGCCAACAGCTACAGCTGTAGCAGACGCAGAAACCGTAGTAGGACCAGAAACGTCTGCGCCATTGCTGGTTGAAACAGAAATTTGTGGCTTTGTTGCGGAGGAGAACAAACCGCCCCGAGTTACTTCAACAACGTATGTGGTGTCTACGGCTGAATCGTACGTGCCACCAGAAGCTGAAGTTGCTGGTGCAAAATTGTCAGTTACGTTGATGCGCCAACGCTGACCGATGATCAAATCATCGGCAGAAACGTCGTCGGCAGTAGCTGATGCAGAACAGCCGCCGGTAGCAGAATTGAAGAATTCAACAGTCAGGCCGCGCGTACCGATAGTGGTAGCTTGAAAAGCTGCTGCCGGTACAACTTCAGCAACATCATCATTGCCTGAACCGGAAAGGATACGCAACGTAGCTGTCGTCAGATCCCCGTTAACAGAACCGCCGGTGACAATAATATCGTATGTTTCGTTAATGTCGCCGCTAGGAAGACCGTCGTAAGCTGTTACGTTGGCGAGCGGATACACGCAGTTATCGGCGCCGGCAAGCTTAACAACCGTAGCTGCGGCCGATTGCGTAGTACCGTTATTCGTATCTGCGGACGAGGCGCCAACAACAGCGGCAACAACGTCTGGAATTAAATTTTTAACGTATGTCCACAATGTCACAGATACGCCGCTTGACAATCCGCGCACTTTAACAACATCACCCGCAGCAACGTCACGATCATAAAAATCGGCTGAGCGCGGGTATGCGGTGCCGTTGGCTTTAAATGCCTTGGTTGCTGAGCGGATACGATTGCTGTAACCACTAACTTTTGTGATTACTGAACCAGTTGACAATCCGTCTTCATAATATTTGAGCAGCGCGTCTTTGATGTAGACCTTAACGTAACCTTCGTCTACTATGGCGCCAGCGGGGAGAGTAGGCCATGCATAGTTGTTGTCAAGAACGGTATCGTAGTAGCCCAAAAGGCCCTTAGACCGTTCATTTTCTTCCGCATAACGCAATAGATATGCGTGCGGGCCGGAGATATGGGCGTTCAATGGATTACCATTGGCAACCACAGCCGCCTGAAAATCTTGAAAAACTTGAACTTGCGGAAGAACGTACGTAGCCATTTTCTGTACCTCCAAGCCTGTATTCGTTATACAACCAAGGCAAAACCTAAGTCAAATTTACGCCGTCCAACAACGTACTAAGTTTAATACCTTGCAGACGCAACGCTTCCTGCCGAATCTTCCATGCTTCCTGATACGCCCAGCCGATAGTCACAGGAATCACAAATGATTCTTTAGCTTCCTCGATTTCGGCAATCGGTCCAACGTCTGTGACAACTAATCTAAATAAATTCAACGTATCCATTAGAACGGGCGCAAACTGTGTAATCTCGCGCTGCACTTCGGTGGCTAAAATTTCAGCACTTGCGCCAGATGCATGAATGCAAAATAACGTATGTGATCCCGCCCACCAAGTTGCATAACAACTATTACCGGAATCGTCTACACCTGCTTGATCGCCAACCAACATACGTGTATTTGAATACTGGTTGCGTTTAATCAAAATAGCGGGACGCTTCTCGGCAAGATCACCACGCCAACGGTGAATGCTCTCTATCAATATACCCGTTGTTAAATCTTCCTTCCAAATGTAACGACGCAAATCGTGCTGTTCTATATTTTCTGCCTGAAAATGCCGTGTTAATAAATCTCTAAAAAATCCTGTCAACATGATGGGCTGCAAACCCATTTGACACAACGAATTAATTTGCAAACCGTCTGTCGCACGAGAGCTACGGCCTTTAGCCTGTTCGTTACTACCGAAGCCCGTACCCTGACTGAGAGAATCCGGCGGGCACCAATTGTCCGGTGTCTGAGTCACGTGTCGTTCCCTTTCCTAAAAGACGTTCCATCAAACGTTCATTATCAGGTTCAAACTTTTTCATTTGCATTGTCTCTAAACCAAATCTTACAGCATCACCCGTTTTTTGGGATGCGTTTGCTGCTTTAGTATTATTTGCGGAACTTGCCATATAACCTCACACACAATGAATGCTTTGAAAATCACGTGGGATTTCAATCGTATAGACAGGACTGGTGTATGCAATTGGACGCATTTCTACTTGCGCTAACAACGGTACTCCACGAATCTCAGCAATGTTTTGCACCGAGTGAATGTAATACCTGTCGTCAGTCTTATCTGAAACCCAAATATCATCTTCCGACATCAAGTCTATTGCGATCATACGCGCCTGTACAATCACGTCGTTAATTGTACCTCTAGCTTGCCCAGCATCTAATTCAATGTGCCGACGTGCTGGACTGAGTTCCGCCCAAATGCAACTCATTGGATAAAAATAGCCGCAGCGAAAACCTGTACCGTAACAGGTTGGACAATATGCATCTCGTGGTTCGTTGGTTTGTAAATCTGTGCACACAGGACATCGTTGCCCCGTCCACCGGCGTTTAAGCAGATAACCTTCTTGACCGCCCGGACCCACACGGAAAGCCAAACGATTTTGTCGGATAATCTCTCGTGCGTGCCTCCAACCACGTCTATCCAGTACACCCAGTCCAAAAACAGGCGCAGAGTAATACGTACCCAATGGCGTTGTTAATTTTACCCTGTAGTGCGTGTATTGAGTTTTACCCCACACACGTTGTTCTGGATCGATGGCGCAATACTGGTTTTCAACAGGAAGACCTACATTTTCCCAAGCATCAGTATCGGCGCCAGAAATTGAAGCTACTTGCAATTGAAATACTAACGGACCCGGATCAATAAACGTTTGTAGCAATTCCCACATGATCTTGGAACCGCCACGGATAACATGACTGACGATAACGCGATCAAATACCGCAGGACATGACGTACTGCACGGTTGACACGAATTACGATCATCACTTTGTGTGGCATCCCAGTACATGGTGACCTCCATTCAATAAGTGTTTTTACCAACCGTATCGAATGGTGTACGAAGATTCCTGAATTCCATAAATTAGTTTAGTGTTAATTTCAACTTTCTTGGTCTGACACCATACAGCATATTCTTGCAATAAACGTTGACCTTCTGCCATGTATTCGCGTTCTTTGTTTTTATCGTCAATAGCAACACCACCCGCCTGATGCGCTAATCGATTTCGGCGATAATGGTTGGCAGACATTACGTGTAAATGCCCTGCAATAGCTCTGAGCCAAGGTTCACGGTAAGGAAAACTGCGTGTCGTGTGATAGGCGGAACTGATAGGGGGAGACATTAAATTCCAGTCTTCTACAGGCTTAGTCATGGCGTGCAGAATCTGGTCATCAGAAAATTCCACGTCATCCAGTAATATGTTTTCGCTGGCAGACGAATCCATAATCTGTTGTCTGATTTCCTTGATGGTGGGAGGGCCAAAATCCGCAAAAAGGGTTTCGTTATCTGACGGAAACAAAGACCTCTCTACCAATACGAAAGAATCATCGACGCCAAGAAGTTTGTCTTTACTAGAAAAAACACCCCACGAAATACGATACAACCCCGAGTTCTCAACAAGAGCAGCAGGAAGAACGGCCTGCAAAACACCATTAACGGGATCAGGCGAAGTTACAGTCAGTTCCCAGTTTGGATTAACAGTGTCAGATGGACCGCTCGCCATCGCTTCTTTGGCCCTGAGTTTGCCGTAGCCTGTGGGACTGGCACTAAGACTTGCCGAATCAGCAATTACAACAATCTCAGGAAAAATTGAACTTAAATTCATAGGGTTGCCTTTACGGTCCCTGAATATGTGTTCGAGTGTTGCTGTCATACCTTGGGGCACGATAAATGCCTTAGATCTGGTGGCTATTTTGCAGTCATCAAGTTCAGGAATACCCGCCGTGATGATGGTGCTAAGTTCGCTGACGTCAAATGTGCCTTCGGAAATAATCTGAGTAGCAGCATTACCCTTCCACTGGTAATAGTGCGTGCCGGGTTGAGTCGTCACAAAATCGTACAGGTATTCACCAAAAGCCTTACGCGTAATGGTGCCGGGATAATTGGCGTTCTCAAAAGATGTATCAGGCTGCTTAATTGCCAAGATCACTGTGGTGGGGTCTACGGCAACACCCAAAGCGTTCCTGAAAACCACAAGCAGCCTGACTGTATTTCCAACCATGTAATTCATAGAACGCTCCCTTTGTAGTTACCTAATCCTATCACGGTTGAATTCTTTAAGTACTTATACAAAAGCCGACTCTGCGACTTTGAACGAACCCTCTACAGCACCTTGCGCCGTTCCAGTTCCTTCCCAGCGGTATCTATGCGTACCTGCCGTCGTGGAAAGAAAATCGTATTGGAACTTACCTGTAGCTGTTTGAGTAATGTCCCCGGGATACGTCCATTCAATTACAGTACTGTCAGGCAATTTAATCCTCAGTGTTAAACCCGTAGGATCAATAAACGCGCCTGACGTTGTTTGAAACGTCACCAACAACCTAATCAAATCGCCGATCGTGTAATTCATGCCACACCTATTAGTTACTGGCGATTAACCTTCTTCATGATAATCGCTAAGGCTGGTTTATAGGCCAACAACAGTGGACGACTGCGACGTACCACTTGGATTGCCTTTTATAGTGGTCGATGTTGTCTTAGTCGTCGTTGTTTGTTGAGAACTGGATTGCGTGTATTTGTTTGTAATGTTTTCCAACGCAGTAGTGGTTGGAGCTAATGTGTCAACCGCCGTAGTAGCTGTAACGCCGTCAACCGCAGACAAATACGCATTACTAAAAGCTAGACCATCCAGTGACACGACAATAACAGGATTTAGCGTACCAAAAGCAAAAACAGCTTTTAAAAACGCAGCGGAATTACCTGTAAGTACAATCTGTCGAGGTGCCGCAGAAATTCGGCTTAATCTGCGGGTACTTGCGTCGAACTGTACAAGAACATAAGAAGCATTACCGCCAAGGAGCTTAGATGCCTTGCGCACAGAAGCTTCGGAACTTGTTAGAGCATAGGGCGAAGGTGGCACTGTCAAACGTCGTGTAAGAGGCGTCGAAACAGATGAACCTATGATCGTATAAGTACTTACTGAAAGTGCCAGATACCGTGCGGCTCTAAGGCCTGCATCTCGAGGCGTTGAGGCATAAGTCGTTGACGTTGCTGACAATTGCCGAGTTGCACGCAGCGCAGCATCGTTGGCAGTTGCGGTAAAGACAGTGGTAGCCGTCGCAAAACCATAACCCCGTCTCAGTTCTGAAGAGACAGGCGTTACTTCAAACGTAACAGTGGTAGCTGCAAGTTTTCGAGTGGCTTTAATTGCTGCTGAAATTGGCGTCAGGTTAAAAGCAACTTGTGTCGCTGTAAGTTTGCGCGTTATGGCCGCACTAATGTCAGTGCCGGTTAAAGTAATAGCACTTGTATCAGCCACAACTTTTCGGGCGACTTTAAGGGTGGCCGCAACAGTTGTAACCGCAAAAGTTCTAAGTGTGGCCGTAACCAAAAAGCTACGTAGTAATTGAGCAGTAATGCCAGTTGAACTAAACGCTGCTACGGATGCTACTAATTTACGCGCAGACGTAAGGCCAGCGGAATTGTAGGTTCCGGTGTACGTTGCGGTCGTTGCAGGCAAATACCGGGTTGTGGATAAACCTGAAGTTGTAGCGGTAACAACGAAAGATTGAGTTGCTGCAATAACGCGCGAATTCTTTTGTAATGCCGCTGCAATGGCTGTGTACGTAAATGTCTGAGTGGTCGCCGTGACTTGATACGTGCGTAAAAATGTTGCGGATACGCCTGTTAATGTGAATGCGTTTGTTGTTGCGGCTAGGCTGTGATTAAACAGTACCGATGCGTTTATTCCTGTTAGCGTAAATGCTTCTGCTGTCGGATACAGTTGTGCTGTGCGGCGTAAATTGGCAGAAATACCTGTAAATGTAAAGTTAGTTGTGGTTGGCGTAATTATGTACGCATTGGCGCTTGTTATTAAAAATCCAACGTCGGGATGCCCAAGCGTAAAATTAACTACGGCGGGGGCTATGACACTGCCGCGTAATAAGTTACTGGCATTACCGATAATTGCATAAGTACTTACGTCAGCTGTAAGTTTACGTGCCGCTTTAGGTGTTGCAGCTATTCCAGTTAAAGCAAATGAGCTTGCTGCGGCTGTCAGTGTGTAATTGTTTAACGTAGCAAGTGTTTGAGTTAGTGTAGTGGTTTGACCGGTTTCGGAATAGGCACCAGTTGTGGTGGTGAGAGTGTGCGCTATACCAGCTGTTGTTTTAGTTAAAGTTGCAGCAATACCTGTTAATGCAAACGACACTGCGGTTGCGGACATGGAATAAGCTAAAGGATCTTCCCTAAACTCAATAACGTCTGCATTGCTGGCGGCCAAAGACGGCGCACTGTACGCTGCACCAAATCCAGTAACGTCTGACCACGCATATGCCGATGCGTAGGGACTACTGTTGCTTCCGATGACTACGGCTCCGGAGCGCGCCGTAATACCAAAACCGTAAGATGGCGGCAAACTCGCAGGATCCGTAAATTTACTACCAAACCCGGATGCCGCTGAGACGGGATACGCCAATATATAAGGTGAAGATATGTAACTTGCAAACAACGTAGAATTTGCGTTTAGAGTTACTTTCTGTATTTGCCCCGATATTCCGAACGGCGGCAAAATTCTGTATCCAAACCCTGTAGCTGATGACCACGAATACGCAGTTAAATAAAACGGATTTATGTTTGAAGCCAAGACAATTAAATCAGAACGCATCGCAACAGCAGTAGCGCCATTGCTGGGTAAAGTGTTTGAAGGATCTGCGTATTTTGAGCCAAAGCCTGTAGCCGAAGACCACGGATACGCTACGATATACGGCGTATAGTTTGAACACGCAACAACAGTATCAGATTGTACTGCAACGCCATTAAGCGCAAGTAATGTACTGGTGTTAGAATACTTAGTACCAAATCCAGAACTAGGTGAAAAAGCATAAGCAGACAAACCACTGCTGTTTGCAAGTATTGCGGCATCGGCAAGTAATTTAACTTCTCCACCAAAAGCAAAACTAGAAGAAGCTGGACTTGGATTTGCAAATTTTGTCCCAAAACCTGTGGCAAACCACGGATACGCTGTTACATACGGAGTTACGGAGTGCGTGCATATTAATGCCGTAGCTTTAAACGAAATACTGCTTACGCTGGTAGTCGGTAACGTAGTAGGATCGGTAAATTTAACGCCAAAACCTGTAGACAACCAAGGATATGCAGCTAACGTCGGAGCGGCGCTGTTGGACCCAACAGCAACGGCGCTTCCCGTAGCCGATCTTATTGCAAATGTAGCTGCGTTACCTGTTGCCGTAAACGTAGCAACAGTAGCAGTCATTCTCGTCGGTGGTCGCAACGTTGCCGCAATGCCAGTCAACGCAAATGATCTTGTATCGGCGGTAAGCGTAAACGCTGTTGCGGTATTAGGCGAAAACCCTACACCGTTCATTTGGGTACCGCCGGCGCTCGCTGGATTTGCGTATCTGGAGCCAAATCCCGTAGCGTTTGACCATGCGTACACGCTAACGACGCTAGAAGCTGACGCAACTATTTTGTCAGACAATAATTGCAAACCGCCAAGACCCGTGGAAACCGCTGGCGCAGCTGTTACAGGGTTGCCGTATTTAGTACCAAGCCCAGCAGCAGATATTGGGTATACAGATAAATACGGTACGGTAGCGTGATACACCGCTACCGTTGTTGCAGTCATGGAAACACGAACACCACGCCCTGTAGGCATCGTGCCTGCGTTACTGTAACGTGTACCCCATCCGACACCGTCAACAAAAGGATATGCCGAAAAAAATGGCGACGTTGAGTGTGCAAGCGCCACTGCAAATGAATTTACAGCTGCACCATATCCTATGCCTAACGAATCAGGTGGTGCTGCGTATTGTGTACCTCTAGTACCCGGAAATCCTGCGAAATTATAGGGGTAAGCGACTGCGGCAGTACCATTACCCGGAAAAAAAGCCGTCGCATTAGATAGTGCCGCGCCTCGGCGTATTGAAGCAGCGCTACTACCTGAGCGCGTAACTGACGGATTAAAACCAAAAAAATTATATTCCGCTACAGAGTCCCACGGAGATGAATTAAGAGCAGCTGCAACCGCTGTACCGTCTGGAGACATCGCTACGGCATTAACGGCAACAGAAACATCAGATCCAGAAAAAACAGATCCCCAACCAGAACCGGTATTAGGATACCCGTATACAAACGCACCAAAAGAGCCTGAAGAACTTCCCAGAATACATACTTCGGAATTTATTACTAAGTCTGTGTTCGATGACGGTATTGTTGACGGGTTTGCAAACCGCGTTCCAAAACCCGTAGAATTATCCCACGACCATCCGTAAATATACGGGCTTGAACCTTTAGCTACGGCAATGTATTGCGGCATGTGTCACCCTACGCCGGTTGTGACAATCTCGCCGCCTTGTTGTCTGTAATGATTTGACGAATCTTGACGATATCTGTGGCTTGGCTTACCAAAGACGCCAATATCATGTTTACTTTATTACGCTCAATTTTTTCTGAACGAATACGCATTTTCAATTCATCTCGAAACGAAAGA